ATGATCGCACCGGCCCCCACCCGCGAAATCGTCAAGCAGCTCAAGAAGGCGGGATTCACCTCCCGCGAAGGCAAGGGCAGCCACACCGTGTGGACCTGCCGCCACGGCCGCTACGGCATCTCGCTGGTGGATGGCCACCGGACCATCAGCCCGGGCGTGCGCCGCCAGGTCAACGAGGCGGTCGACGCCTGCGCCACCAACTGCAAGGAGGACTGACATGCACACCTATCAGGTCAACGTCACCCGCGACGACCGGTGGTGGATGATCGAGGTGCCCGAACTCGCCGGGTACACCGACGCCGAGGGGCGAACGAACCTCAGCACTGTCACCCAAGCGCGCCGGCTCAACGAGGTGCCCGGCACGGCGGTCGACTTCATCTGCACCGTGACCGACTCGGCACCATCCAAGGTCGGGGTGCACATCACGATCGAGGTCGACGGCATCGACGTGTCGGCCGCGGCCGCGAAGGTCGCCCACGATCGTGAACTGGCGGAGCGTCACGCCGCGGCGGCCCAAGAGCAGGCCAAGAAACTCGCGCGTGACCTCGCGGCCCACGGTGTCGCGGTGCGCGACGTCGGGGAAGTGCTCGGGCTGTCGTTTCAGCGTGCCCAGCAGCTCATCTCGACATCGGCGTCCTAGACGCCAAAATGCCGCCCCGCTGGAGAGGTGCGGGGCGGCAAGGTCAGTGTATTGGCCGGGTGCAACGAGCGGTCGCACCAGTTCAGAAGTACAGGAACCGCGCGACCCACAGGCTGGCCCAGTGGCGGAACGTGGCCGCGTGGCGCCCCCAATCGGTGTATTCGGCCTTACAGGTGTCACAGATCATCGCTGACCCTTTCGACGGTTGCCGACGACGGCAAATAGCAGGTGGATTGGATCGGCCCACGCGGGCAGCCGATTTGAGACGTGCAGGTAGACCAGCGCCATGACAAGGTGGGCGAGCCAGCGCCACCGCGGACACGCGAGGTACCGGTCGCACGCTTCACTGATCATCTCGTGATCGCGCGCGCCGGCCCACACGTTCCACCCGAACACGTAGGCCGCCAGTCCAATGACGGCCTTGTCTCCGGTTCTCATTTCCGTAGGTGCCTCAGTTCGCCACGGATCTCACCGATTTGAGTGCTGTGGTCGGAGACGTCGCGCCGCATCTCCCGCACCTCAGTGAGCATGAGGTCCATCTTGGCGGCGTCGGATGCGCGCTCGGCGAGCATTCGGTCCACCTTGGCGTCGGTCGCCGCACTGATCGCGATGGACTTGTCGATGTCGGCTCGCATGTTGGTGTCGTGCGTGTTCACCGTTTGCTCGTGGATCTCCTTCACGGCCTCCCGCTGCTCGTGGATCTCCTTCACGGCCTGCCGCTGTGGCCGCGTGACGAACCCGTGTGCCACCTGGAAGATGCCGAGCGCCACCACGGCGATGAGGGTCAGCCAGTTGCCCGAGTTGAGCGTGACCGAACTGAACCCCATCACCGTGCCCGACGGAACGGGAGTGACAGCGTCTTGACGCCGCCGGTCAGCTTGTACTCCACCTGCTTGACGAGCGATGCCGTCTTGTCGCCCCACTGCGCGGACGCCAGCGAGAAGATGATCGACACCACCGTGGTACCGGCCGCGGTGTTGAGTGCCTCGGCCCACGGCAGCGACGTGAGGCTCATGGTTCCGACGATGCCGCCGGTGAGCACGGTGAGCAGCGTGCCCGCGAACGTCTTGACCGCGCGCTCCCCCAGGTCCAGCAGGAACGGCGGGATGGGCGGAATGGTGATTTGCACTGTGAGCCTTTCGATTACGCGGCGGCTGCGCCGACGCTGTTGACGAAACCGACCATGGCGGGCATGAACTTCTCGTAGTCGCCGTGAGGACCGAAGCCGCTCGCGACGAACATGCCGCCGTTGACGAGCGCCTCGACGAGCGCGACGACGTGCGCGATGCTCGTCGCGCCGGTGGATGGGACGCCGGAGAGACCGCCGCCTCCGGTGATCACGCCCCTGACGAGTCCGGTGATGAGATCGGTAGGGATGGCGCCCGGGTTGAGCCCGATAATCGCGGCGGCCTCCTGGACGATGGCGATGATGTTGGCCACGTCGAAGTTCTGCACGATGTTGAAGATGAGCGTCTCGTCGAGCCCCACGCCGGTCTGCTGGGTCCACGGCGTGGTGCCCACCGGTGCGGCCCCGTACAGGTCGCCATCGTTGTTGCAGGACATCAGGAATGACGGCGTCTGTGCGGGTGTGAGGTCGCCCGGGCCCGCGATGCCGCCGGTGACGTAGCCGTCCAGGTTGGCCGGGATCAGGAAGCCAGCGGCCACGTTGCCGTTGCAGATCCCAGGCGCGCGCATCGGATCGCCGAAGTTGACGATGCCGATGACCTCGATGGCGCCGGACTGTGCGAGCGCGTGCAGCCGACCGCTCGGGCTGAGGATCTCGTCGCGCCAGACCTTATTGGCGACCAGCGCGCCCTGGCTATAGCCGGACAGGACGACCTTGCCGGACCACTGCGGGCTGAGCGCGTACAGCGGCACGAGGCGCACAACCTCGTTCACGCCCTGATCGACCGACGGACCCATCGGGAACGTCGCGGCCGGATAGCCGACGGGCTGCCAGAAGAACAGCTCTTGGTCAACCTGGCTGCCCAGCTCGCCGGCGAACCCCGGGCCGAACGGATCCGGCGAGCCGGTGCCGTTGACGGTGATGATGACGTGCTGCTTGGGCATCGCGACGCCCGCATAGGCGCATTGCAGCGCCAGCCAGTCGCGGCTCACAGCACGCCCAGGTGATCACCGATCAGGGCCAGCATGTCAAAAACGTCATGGCCCTTGTAGCGGCGCGTGAGGATCTTCGCCAGCGTGACGGTCTGGTCGTAGAACGACGCGGTGACGTTCGGCCCTTCGGCGTCGCCGTTGGCCACGGTGGACAGGTCGCCGATCTGCGCGTCGCGCAGCATGTGCACGATCCGCCACGGGAGTTCCTTGCCGGTGGCGTCGATGCCGTCGTTGGCGTTGGCGATGGAATTGGCGTCAGCCATGGTGTTACCTCCGGTTGGTGGGTTGCTGGGTGGGGTCACAGGCGGCGTCACGGGCGCGCCGATGCCGCACGCTGCGGCGAATGCGTTGGCGTCCAGGCCATCCGCAGCGTTCATGTCGCAGTTGCCGAACGGGGGCGCGCCAGACGGGAGACCGTTCGCCGGGTCGGCGCCCACGGATCCGTCCGTGTACTGGTGCGCAATCTTGTTGGGGTAGCTGGGATTCGAGCCGTATGCCGCCACGATCAGCGGGATACCGTCGGGCTTCGTCGGCCAGCACGAGTTGAGATCCCAGGTATTGCCGTAACCGATGATGCGGCCAGCAGCGCCCCAATCGTGCAGGCCCCAGTACAGCCGGTTGATGCCGTCGGACTGGTCACCTTCGGGGTTGCCGCCCGACTCGACGTCGAGCATGAGCACCACGCGCGGGTGTAGGCCGCCGTTGGCGTTGATGGTGTTGATCACCGTGTCACGGTTGGTGTTCCACGTCGCCGGGCGTACGTAGGTGTAGACGATGCCGAACGTGAGCTTGCCGCTGTCGAGCGCCGCCCGCATCCACGCGTAGTTGTGCGCGAAATTGTGATCGACGTAGGTGCCGTCACTGACGCGGATCGACAGCACCGGGTACGGGTACGAGTCATCAACGGGCGCCTGGAATTCGGAGACGTCGGCGAAAATGGTGTCGGCCATCGAGATCCTTTCGTGGGCTGAACGCAGACAGGCCCCGGGGGTCGCCCGGGGCCTGCTGCGGGGTGGGTCAGGCTGTGGGAGCCGGTGCGGGCGGTTCGAGCGCCTGCAGCGCGGTCAGGGCGCTGTTCAGCCCGTCGAGCGAGCCGGCGGGCAGGTTGCCCGCGGCGACCTGGGCCTCGAGGTTCTTGACCTCGGTGCCGACGGCCGCGATGGCGGTCTGCAGGTTGGTGGCCAGGGTGTCGAGATCGGTCTGTTCGACCTGTACGAGTGCCATGATCGTGATGACTCCATTCAGGATTTGCTGCTGCTGGTGCAGCAGTTGATTCACCCATGCCGGTTGGCAGGATGGTCTGTGGTGCCAGAACAGCCCGTGGCTCTCCTGGCCCTCTTGGGGTTCGCCCTCGTTGGGCGGAACGCTCTGTGTCATGCGCGGACCTGCTTCCAATCGTCTTGGAGCTGTTGCCAGTTGAGGCCGTCGAGCGTGACGCCGTTGGCCATCATTTCGGCGCTGAGGTAGACGAGCGCCTCGTCGCAGTATTTGGCGATGAACGCGTCGGTGACCTTTTGAATCTGGCCCCAGGTGACGACTTTCCAGAGGCCGTCGTCACCGCGGCCGACGATCGGCACGTAGTGGCCGCCCTCGATGGTGCCGCCGTCCTGGACGTCCCACGGCTGGCTGTTCTGCAGTTGGTCCATGGCGTAGTCGGGAAGCTGCAGACCGAGGCCAACAGCGCCGAAGATCCATGCAGCCGAGGCCATCTGTGCGAGATCGCCAGGGTTGAGCGACAGGTATCCGGCGATGGTGTGCGCCTTGCCGTCGCCGTCGACCAGGCCATGGGTGACGCGGTAGCGGGCTGCCTGCTCAACGTTCGTGCCGTTGTCGGTCGGGTTGCTGCCGTCGTCGCCGACCTTGGTCGGGTCGTATCCGGTGACCGCCGAGTAGTTGGCGATGGCACAGTCGTCGGACAGGTTCACCGTGTTGCGTGCGGCCGCATTCCACATCAGGGTTTCATGCAGGCCGCCCGCGATGACACAGTCGCCGATCTGGTCATTGGCGAGCATTCCCCAATCGGAGATCAGGTAATCCCAACCGAATGCCGTTGGCGGAGCGGGCAACTTGACGGTCTTGATGTAGTCGACAAGGTGTAGCTTGTACGCCCCCTTGATCGGATCTTGCTTGCCGAGCTTGAATTCCATTGCGTCACCTCTGATCTTGCGGTTTGTGGATGAGTTCGTGCACTTGTCGGGTCAGCTCTGTGTTGTGTTCGAGCAGCGCGCGGAGTAGCTCGGTGTTCTCGAGGGTGTGGTGCGCTTCCTCGCTGGCCACGGCGTCGGCGCGCTTCTGCGCGATCAGGATGATGGCGCCCTGGAGCGCGGCGAGCATCGACAAGAACAGGTTGAGCAAGATGTACGGGAACGGGTCGACGCCGCCGGGCCCATCCCACAGCGACCACGCGGACATGCCGAGGATCGCGGCCAGCACGAATGTCCACGAGCCCATGCCGTTTCGCAGCCAGTCCGCCGCCCGGTCGCCGATCGGGAGTGCCTTGCCCGTGCGGACGCCCGGGTGTAGATGCCAGAGGTTCATGCGGCCAGCGGTCCGAGTGAGAACGTCTCACTGTTGAGCGTGAACGTGTCGCCCGCGTTCCACGGGTGCGTGGCGCTCATTGGGAATGACCACAGGAAGTGTCCCGACGTCGCCGCATCCCAGATGCTGACGTAGCCAAGGATTTCGGACGCCGTTGCCGTCCACACGCCATAGGGAGTGGTCAGTGACAGCTGGTGTGAGGCCAATGTCATGTGGATCTGCAGCCGGGTCGTGACGGCCGAGGGGTTGGCGGTGCCCGCCGCGCCGGGGTCGCCCGCGCTCACGTGGAGTTGCGCATAGAGCGCGCTCGGCGCGGTGAACGCTGTTCCGATGAGCATTCCCAACCAGTTGTCGACGAGGTTGGTTGCACTCAGTCCTGTTGCCATCGTGTGCCTTTCATCTGGTGATGAGGTATGCCGCGCCGGGTGTGCCCGCGCCGCCTGCTTTGCCTGCGAAGAACAGGGAGCCGCCGCCGCCGCCGCCAGCACCGTTGCCGGTGCCCGGCGATCCGGCCGCGCTGGTGCTTCCGGCGCCTCCGGTGCCGCTGGGGTATGTGATGCCGTTGTAGGTCTCGGTGCCGGGGCTGCCGCCATTGCTGGCCGTGAGGCTCGTGCCGGATCCGCCTGCGCCGCCAGTCGATGTCCGAGTGGTTACCCCGGTGCCCGACACTGTGGTGTTGCCACCCGGGCCACCGTTGCCGTTGGCCGCACCTGCTGTGCCCGCGGCCCCGACGACGACCGTCAGGGCTGTGGTGGAGGTCGGGATATCCACGCCGCGCTGCAGCGTGATCGCGAACCACGTGGACGCCAAGCCGCCGTTGCTGCCACTGGACGACGTACCACCGGCGCCACCACCACCGCCGCCGAGGATGATGAGGTCGACGTAGGTGTAGGTCGATGGCAGCAAGAACGTGTAAGTCCCAGCCGCGAGGTAAGCCGCAGCGCGGGAACCGTCGCCGCTGACGGTGACCAATGACGTCAATGCGCCGCCGCCGGTGTGCGCCGCCGAGCCGGCGCCTGCGAGCGCCGCTGTCGCCGCGAGTGCTCCCCCGCCGGTGTGCGCCGCGGTGCCGTTACCGGTGAGGTTGGCGGTCGCGACCAGTAGGCCGCTGCCGGTGTGGGCGATCTGACCATCGCCAGTGAGGCCAGCGAGCCCCGCCAGCGATCCGGTGCCGAAGTGCCCGATCTGCCCGTCGCCTGCGAGCGCCGCAGCCGCTGGCGTAATGAGGCCGCCGCCGGAGTGGCTGATGATCCCGTCGCCTACGAGCACGGCGGACGCAGCAAGGTCGCCCCCGCCGTGTAGCGCCGCGATGCCGCCGCCTGCGATCGACGCCAGAGCGGGCATGTCCCCACCGCCGAAGACGCTGATGCGGCCGCCGCCACTGAGTGTGGCCACGGCAGAGATCACGCCGCCGTCGGACAGTGCTGCCCACCAGCCACGTTCGGATGGCTGCGCGACGCTCGGCGGTGCGACCCACCACCCGATCGCTGATGGCGGGACGACCGGACCCGGGTTCGGAGTCCAGGGCCGCGACACGTTACGCGTAACTCCGGTTCAGCAGCGAGATGGAGAGCCAGCTACCGAGACCGTTGGCGTCGCCGGTGATACTCCAGGAACTCAGGCCGCCATTGGTCAGGATCGTGCCGACCTGCACGTAATCGCCTGCGGCCAACTCGATATCGAACTCGCCGGAGATCGACTTGCAGCCGTGCTGCGATCCGGTGCTCAGCGACGTGTCGTAGGCCAGGTAGATGGACCGGCCCCACTGCTTGGCTGTTCCGTTGACATATATGACCGGAACGACGTCGACGGGCGGGCTGGAGGTGGGCGAAATCTCCGCACCGCCGCTGTCCAGCCGGAACTTGACCGAGTATGCGCCCGCATAGGTGACGGTGAATTTGCCGTTGACCCGGTCCACTGTGATGTCGTTGGTGGCCTTGTCGGTCACATTGAATGTGTTGGCGGCCAAGATTCCTGACGCCCACGTCGTGCTGCCGGTGGTCTTGGTGATGCGTGCGAACGATCCGGGATAGGTGGGCTGCACGTAGTCCGACAGCACGAACGACGCGAGCTGGAAGCAGTCGTAGGTGGTCGTCTGCCCGAACCATCCAGTTGTGGTGTGCCGCACCATGTACACCTGCGCCGACGTGTTGGCCAGCGTCACCAGTCCCGAGGTGTCCGTGCACGACATCTCCACCGTGCCGTTGACCGACAGCGTGTAGGTCGTGCCCACGTTGTGCACCTCGACGCGCTGACCCTGTGCCAGCGACCCCACCCATGAGCCGCCTGTGAACTGGGTGAAAGCGCCACCGCTGGACAGGAATCCGATCTGCACGCCGTTGCCGGTGATGATCGCGCACGCGCCGCCAGCTCCGAGCGTCGCCGTCGAGTGCCACACCACATACAGCGGTGCCGTGGCGGATCCGCCGTAGCTGCCCAGCACCACCTGGACGCTTTGGTTCTGCGTAGCGAACACATGTTGGCAGACAGTCGAATACGTGCCGTCGGCCAGTCCGCTCTTGATGCCCATGTAGCCGTTACTGCCCTCGATGAGCAGGTTGGTGCTGTAGGGATTCCAGTCGGCGCTGGCCAGATTGGAGCCGTTCGCGCCGCCGAAGTTCGTCGAGAACAATGCGCCCGACGATCCCGCGTTGGACGTGCCCGCCTGCGCCGCCAGCGTGGCCTGCGCGGCTGCCGCCGCAGCCGCTGCCGCGTTGGCCGTGTTCGCCAGCGAGTTGACGTTGCCGGACACTGTGACCAGGCCGTTGCCGGTGCCGGATCCACCGACTGCCTGATTGAACTGGTCAAGCAGGTTCTGCACAGTGTGAGAGCCGTCCAGGATGACGCTGCCGATACTGCCGATGACCGTGGCCGGCGCAGACGATAGGTTGCTCTGCAGCGTCGTCACGCTCGAACTGGCCGTGTTCGCCGTCCCTAGAATGGAATTCAGCGACGCCTTGAACGACGACAGTATGTTGCCCGTCGAGCTGCCGCCGTTGACCACCTGGTAGGCGTAGTCCACCATGGTCTGCAGATCGGGTATGTCGGCCTTCGTCAAGGTCGGCAACGCTGGCTTCTGCAGGACGGTCCCGATCGACGACGTTCCGAACAGGTTCGTCACGATCGACTGGAGATCTGGAATATCGCTCTTGTTGAGCGTCGGCAGTGCAGGCTTCTGCAGTGTCGACCCAATCGCGTTGGAGCCGAACAGATTCGTCAGCAGCGTTCCGAACTGGCCAGCGCCGCTGAAGAAATGCGAGAACGCGCCCGCAATGGCCGACACGGGGTTGCCCGTCGAGGTGCCGCCTGTCCAGTTCACCAACTGATCCACGGCCGCCTGGAAGTCCTGCGCCAGTGTCTGGCCCGACGTCAACCCGCTGATCAGGGGCAACTTCACCAGGCCCGTCTTGGTAACCGAGCCATCGTCGAACCACACGTTGCCAGCCGTCGCGGTCGGGCCCACCACGAGCGCCAGTGCCACCGAATCAACGCCCGACGGGATCGTGAACGTGCCCGAGAGCTGTCGCCACGCGCTCGACGCGCCCGGCGATGCCACCGACGCGATCGTCTGCACCGCTACCTGCGAGTTGCCCAGGTACTGAATCAGGTTCAGCTGGATCGGGGTGCCCGTGGCCACCAGGCTCGACCACATCGTCCACACCGACAGTGCCATCGTGTCGCCCTGCGCCACCGGGATCCGGTTCGCGACGAGTTGGCGGTTGACACCGGCGCCCGTCGTCGTCGCAGATCCGGCCGCGGTGTGACCGGTGACCGCGTCGTAGGTCCACTGCCCGAGACCATCGAGCGAGCTGACGTTGTCGAAACTCGGGTTGGTCAGCAGGTTCGGGTTCGAGTTGCCGATGTGCGCGGCCGGGATATGCGGGATCAGGTTCGGCAGTATGGTCCCGAACAGATTGCCAGCGGGCAGCGGCGAATTCGGCCCCAGCAGCGTGTTGAGAAACGCCGTGAAATCCGCTGCCGTGTGCGATGATCCGCCCAGCACGTCGTTGATGACCGTCTGGAGTTGGTTGGCCGCGGTCCAGATCGTGTCGGCCCACGCGGTGAGCTGCGACGTCGACGAGGCCCCCGGGTTGAACATGCCCGTCAGCGACTGCACCACCCACGACAGCACCTGCTGGACGATCGACTTCGCGATCGACTGGAGCTGCTGCTGCGTGAGCGGGTTGATCTGCTGGCGCGACTCCCCCGATGGCGGAGTGTGGACCTGCTGAGCCGGCGTGACCTGCGGAGGCCCAGACGGGCTGCTCATCGGATCGGGAAGACCGCCACGCCGCAGCCCCACGTGGTGGCCGCAGCGGTCGTGAATGCGCCCGTCGTCCCGCCGACCTGCTCGACGTTGAAATACACGTTGGTCGGGGTCGCAGCGTTCACCACACCGACGGTCGCCCCCGAGCCTGCCGCCACACCGAAGGCGATGTTGACGATGCACGTCTGACCCGGAAGCCCGAAACCCTGGCCGATGATCGGCCCCGTGGTCGCATTACCAAGCCGCGCCACCAGGTTTACCTGAGCCGTGCCGTCGGTCGGCGTGATGAGGGTTTGGCACGACACAATCGGCTTGCACGCGTAGACCAGCGACGGGATCGGCACCGTGGCGATGGTGCGGTTAGAGCCGCCCGAGGTGCCCGTCGAGTTGATGACCGACGGGTAGTACACCTGGCCCATCTGTGAGGCGAACCCGAACTGCAGCGACGGGGTCACCTGCGTGACCACGAGCGACTGACCCAGAATCGTCGCCGTCGCCTCCAGCACGTCCGCCGCGGCGGCGAGCGCGAATGATCCCGGGTTGCCGTCGGCGCCCGAGTTGATGAAGAACTCCAGGCCGTACTGCGACGCCACGCCCGGGCCACCCGGATCGATCAGCGTCACGGCCGGGTTCGTCGCGGGGAGCGCCGTACCGTGCGCCACCGGCGTCGTCGTGATCTGCCCCGCCGGGAACACTGGCGGCAGTCCCGGGAGACCCTGCAGCACGTTCGGCAGGTGCGCGAAACCGCCGGCCGCTGTGATCGTGATGGATCCGGTACCGGTGTCGGGGTCGATATCGTCGATGGTGAGATCGACGCCCGTCACTTTGAGCGTCTGCGAACCGTCCGGGTTCGTCGTCAGATTCACTGGCGATGTCATGTCAAGCTCCCGTCACAGCAAAGTTGTGGCCAATGGCAGATAAGGTTTTTCACTGATCCTGCAAAGTCATTGCCGACAGCGCTTTCCAGAAATCTTTTTGCTTGCGCTGGATGATGGTCATCGGGTTTTCGGCGAGCTTCCCGTCGCCGACAGTCACGGTGATCCGTGCACGGTTCGTGTTTCGGTCGTCGAGTAGTTCGATGTTCTCGACGTAATCGACGAGCGCCTCGCCGGTCTCCTGCAGCGCGACAACCATCGGCGCGCCCCGGAAGATGTTGCGGCCCACGCGGAGACCGCCAGCACCGTTGAGGAACGACACCTTGGCCGCCGTCCAGCCCCTCGTGTCCCACGCGCCGGACATCAGAGCGAAAATCGCGTCGACGTTGTACGGCTGCGATGCCGTCGGGAACATCTGCTCGGGGTACGCGTACGGCCCGTTTTCGATGTAGCGGTCCTCGTCGATCGCCAGTTCGAAAGCCAGGATGGTGTCTGAGAACAGGCCATCGAGCAAATTGCTGGGGATACCCGTTACGCCAATGAGCATGGTGATCGCGTCCACCGCCCACTCCAGGGTCGCCGAGATCATGTCGTCAAGCCACTGGGGTGATTTCCCGCCCACGATCAGCTGGTAAGCCATGGCGTGGTGGTCGTAGATATTGGCCGAGAGCAGCGGCGCCTTGGGGTGGTCAGCAATCACCATCGCCGTAGGCGCCGTCCAGTTCACGCCGATCTCTGGCGCGATGTAGATCCCCTCGGAGGCGAGCTGCTGCGTCTGCGCCGACGTGACAATGTTGGTGTTCTGACCGAACAGGCCATCTTGCAGCTCGGCGATGTCCTTGAACCCGCCATCGATGAAACTCTTCGTGGGTCCAGTGATCCCACTGCGGTCGAATACGCGAACGACGTACGTATGGACCTTCAGCGTGATGTTGTCCGGGTCTGGCTGCGGGTCGATACCCGGGCGAAACAGCTTGATCTCCAAGTCAAGTCCGTTGTCCTTGATGGTCTGTTTGATCAGATCCAGGACGACATCGAACCGGCCCTCAATCGACACCCACGGCGACGTGTCGGTGAAAAAGTCGTGATGGATGACGTAGACCGGCGAGAACAGCATGTCGGTCAGGTCGCCGTTGGTCTCCAGGAACCGGGCAAACCATGCGCGCCAGTCCAAATCGAGCGACGACAACGCATTGAGCATCGAGTTAAGGCCGGACTGCAGCCTGAAAGTCTGCTCGGCTATTAGGGTTTCGATCACAGTACAGGCCGGACCCATGTAGATCGCTTCCCTGAGCGGCCCCTGATATTCGATCGGAGTCAGGAAATTAACCCAGCAGAGAACGTGATTCAGGTAGTTCGTGTCACCGATGAGCGACGCCGTCAGCGTCCAGTTGCCGCGCTCGTCGAGCGCATAGTCGGTGTCCGCAACGCGCCCGTTGAACATCAGCTCGTCGCACTCGATGACCACGGGCACGACCGTTTTCGAGCACTGACGCATCGGCCGGACCATCGGATCGCTGCCCTTGAGCAGAATTCGGCCCGTCTCGACGTCGTTGCGTGGCCACTGCACCTGGAGGCTGATGTAGTCCTGGCAGTACCCCTGCAGGCCATACATCTTGTCGCCAACCCACACCTCGATGTCGGTGTCGGGGATCTCCATCTGCGCCAACGCATTCAGCGCTGCTGTCGCGTTGACTTTTGGGGACGGCGAAGCAAGCCCGGCGGCAAGCGCGGGCAGGTCGACCTGAGTCACTCCGGGTATCTCCGAAACGGCGTCAGTGCGCCGATGACCTTGGTCTGCGACGTTGCGCCCGTGATCGAGATCGCGATCGACGACGTGACCGGCGCGGCGCCGATCGGCTTGGCCGGAATCGGGTTCGTGAACCGGCCGCCGAGCAGCGCGTCGACATTCGTTTGTGCAGGCAGGATCCCGAACATCGATTCGAATTCCTGCAGCAGCGGTGGCACGTTATTGTTCGTGGCGAACGAGATCAGGTCAGCCAGGATCTGCTGAAATTGGTTCAAGGTCTGCGGAGTTGCCTGCCCCGGCACCTGCGACAGGTCCACCACGATCGGGAGCCTCGGCAGCGTGTTCAGCAGGAACACCTGGCCGGCGAGCGCGGGCCCGAACGTGATCATGGTCGGCGAGCCCGGGCCGTTGGCGATCGACAGTTGTGTGAACGGCCCGTACGCCAGGAAGCTCGGCCAGCCGATCTGATCACCGCGGTTGGTCAGCGTGAGCCAGCCCGACGCCGATCCTGAAAGCGTGCCCGTCGCGGGGAATTTGCACGTCGACGGGTAGGACTGCCACAGGCCAGAGTCAATGCGCGCGTTCAGGGTGAAGGGCAACGACGCGTTGACCGCGTTGACCACCTTGCCGGGGTCGGTCTCGGCCCACCGCGCCATCCCCCACCAGTGCCCCATGGTCGGTGTGAACCACGAGTACTTACCCATGGCGTTCGGGCTCCACGAGTCCAGCCACGCCCGGGTGAGCCTGCGCCGCAACGCGACCTGCTCGACGACGGTCATGCCGGGCTCACGGCCCGACAGCACGCACTCCATCTTGATCTTGATGGGGTCGCCGACAGAGCCCATGTTGGTCACGCCGTCCTGGCGAGCGCCCTGCTGATCGAGCATGCGCCACGACGGCAAAATGCCCTCGATGGACTTCGCGTGCACGCCGCGCTGCACACCGACGACCGGCGCGCGGCCGCCCAGCAGGTGGAACTTCTGTGAGCCGTCCGGGCTCGTGTAGCTCGCCGACGGGTGAATCCCCTTGGCCAGGCGCCCCATGCCGCCGGGGGTTACCGTAGGCGGCCAAACAGTCTGCGTCACGGCGTCATCCCTGCCCCGTACTTGGACAGATTGAGGTAGTCCGGCGAGCCTGGCGAGTTGTGGAAGTTCTCGATGTTCAGGCCGATAGTGGGCTGCTGGTCACCGCCCTGCTGGTCCTTGTCCTGACCCTTCTGCTTATCCGGGTCGGCGCCGAGCTGTGGCGCCGACTGCTGTCCGTTGGTGTTCGGGTCGTACGGCGTCTGCCCCTGCTGCGCCTGGTCCGCAGTGTCGGTGGTGACCGGGTGCGCGCCCGCGAGACCGCCGAGAATCTTGGAGAGCGTGCCGGTCTGCGGCAGGTCCGGCAGGAACGTCTCTTGCAGACCGCTGACCGCGATGCCGCCGAGCTGACCGAGGTATCCGGCGAACCGGTTGGCCTCCTGCAGCGCGATCTGAGCCACCTGTCCGGCCGCCGCACCGCCAGCACCAAGCCCGGGCATCGCGCCCGCAGCCGCGCCCGCTTCGCTGCCCGCGTTCATCAGCAGGCCGAGCAGACCGCCGCCGATGCCCAGGCCCTGGCCCGTGCCGGTGTTCTGCTTCGGGGTGCCCATGACGCCGAGCGGGGTACGAGTCCCTTGATAGCCGGTGGTGGCGCCCGGCTTGATGGGCGCGCCGTTCCCGAAGTAGCGCGGCACGTCGGACAGGCCCGGAAGCGCCGCGCCGTCGCCACCCTGCGGCGCCATCGGGTTGTTCAGCGCCGGGTTGGTGTTGGCCGCCCCATAGAGACCGCCGACAGGCCCAGGCGCACCGCCGCCAGCCCTCACCGGCCGGTAGTAGTGGGTCGTGAACGAGGGATCATCTGCGCCGGTTCCGCCGACGCCGCCACGGGCCGCTGAGGCAGTGTCGCCCCAGTTCCACGGCGTGCCGTCGGGCAGCGTCGCCTGCATGTGGCCGGCATTCCCGGCGCCGCTCCAATAGCCGACGCGGAAATCGCCCGGGCCGCCAGGGCCCGGCAGGAATCCGTGCTCTGGCAACCACTGTGCAGCGTTCGCCGTGGTCAGCTTCTCACCACCGGTCGACCGGCCATCCATGATGTTGACCAGGTCGCCGACCGAACTCGAGCAGTCAGACAGTCCCTTCAGCAGGTCCCTACCCGCGTCCTGCGAGTAGGTGCCCGGTCGGATATTCGCCAGCAGCGCCGCATCGCCCGGATATGCGCCGCCAGCACCGCGTGGATCATAGGCTTGCGCCTTCATGTTGGCGGCATACTCCTGCTGAGCCTTGGTCAATTCCCTCTGTGCCGCAATGGCTTCCGCAGAATCGGCGCCATAGGTCTTGACGTCGTAGTCGTAAACCTTTTGATCCTGGCCGATCTCGAAATTGCGCTTGTAGTTGTCGTAACCTTCCTTCGTCATCACATTGCCGTTGGCATCAACGACATACATTGGGTTAGAACGTGATTCGCCACGACTGCGCCGCGCCTGCTCGGACTTCATCAACTGGCCCAATGGGTTACCGAGAGCCAACTCTGCGAGGAACGTCGTGCCCATCTGGGTCAACTGCTGCAGCAGACCGCCCTTGCCGTGCTCCTCGAGTGGGTTGTAGGTGCTCCACGGATCCGTGCCCTTGCTCCCGTAGCCCAAGCCGCTGCCGCTGCTCGGGATCGGCGCCATGTAGATCGGGTCCTCTTTGGTGCCCTCGGGCGACTTTTTCTTGCTGCCGCCCCCCGATCCTGGGATCGCGTCGGGCGTAGCACCCAGCGCGGGTGAACCATCGGTGGCCACCGGAGCGGCATCCGTGGGCGCTGGCGCTGGCGGTCCAGCGGGTGCCGGGGGCGGCTTCCATCCGGGCGCAAGTTGATTCTTGAAGTCGTCGAGTGGATTGCCCGCAGCGGGGGGCTTTCCGCCAGGGGCTGGCACTGGAGTGTTGCCCATGGTTGGCTGTCCGACGATGAACGGAGCCATGGGTTGATCTGGCGCCTTGGCGGCATTCTGATTGGCCTGGTCGATCTCATGCTGATTGAGATCATGCTGGGCCTTGCTCACGTCGTAGACGGAGCGGCCAGTGTCGTACAGGCCTGCGAGTCCGGTGGCCGGAATTCCCACCTCCGGGCCGAGCAGCCACGACAGTCCGGCCGCATCGTTGACGGCTGATCTGTCAGCGGTGCCGTCCGGAAGGAATTGGGTCCCAACCATTCCGAGGATGGAAGCGAGCCCCTTGAGCCGACCGCCGTTGCGCGCAAAGAATCCGTTCAGCGCGCCGTCCGCCTTGGCCGCACCCTCCTCTGCGGCAGGACCAATGCCGCGCATTGCGGCCTGCGTCTCCCTGGCCGCGGTGGTGGCCTTATCCGCCGACTTAACCTCTTTGTCGGCCGCCTTCGAGACACCCGCCGCGCCATCCTCCGCATCGTCGCCAATGGACTTCCACGCCGAGCCGACCGTCTTCGCCTTCGTGGCAGCGGTGTCCGCAACATCGGCCACAAGGCTCCTGAACTTCGTGAGACCGTCCAGGGTGCGCCCCAGCACCATGGCCGTTTTCACGAGTCCCCACGCGCCCGCCAGCGCCGTTAGTGAGTAGATGAGCCCCTTTGCCAGCGCCTCGTGTTCAGAGATGACGCGCGCCACGTTGCCGAATTCGCTGACGACCGACTTCACGGTCGGGAGCATCGCTGTACCGAGCTCCACCTCAACGGCCTTGACCGCGTCCTTGGTATTCGCCCATTCCGCGTTGAAAGTCTTCATCTTGTCGGCCCATCCGGGGATATCTCCACCCGGCGTGGCCTGCGACTGCTGGAGCTTAGCCATCTCATCCAGCGTCGCCTTAGCGCGTTCTGGATCGCCAAATAGCGCTTCGGCAACCGATTGCCCCGCAACGGTTCCCGTGATCCTCTTTAGCGCCTCGGAGACGTCCTCGATCGTTTGACGACCATTCTTGAATTGCTTAGAGAATTCATCGATATGCTGCACATCGGTGATGAATCCAGTGACCAGATTCGCCTGTTCGACATTTAGACCCTTGATTTCCTTGCGCAATTCACCCACGGGAGCCTTGCCGTCCAGGATGGCCTGTGCGGTGCCCTGCAATGAGGTCGGCAGGCTGGCAATGGCATTCTTGGCGTTCTCCAAAGCCGTTGCGTTGTGGATGATGTCGCCCGTGTTGATCTGGGTCTGATCGCCAAACTTTTTCAGCACCGTATCCGTCAGATACTGGATGGTTCCGATGTATCCACGGCCGCCCTCATCGACACTCTTGAGCTTCAGTGAGACATCGTCGGCGTCGATGCCGAACTTCCGCATCTCTTGCGCGGCAGGAGAAGTGACGTCCTTCAGCGCGTTCATGGAGTTGCGGATATTCTCGGTCGCCTGATCGGCGCTTGTGCCCGTCTTCGTGTAGCGCGCTAGCGCGGCGTAGACGTCCTCAAGCTGGATATGGAACCCGGAGGCAATCGGCTCTACCGAGTGCAGCGAGCCGGAGAATTCCTGCAGGGTTGCGCCCGAATCACCCACGGCTACCTTGAGTTTGGTCGCAACGTCCGCGGCCTTCTCGGTCGGAATGTGGTAGTCGTTCATCGAGATCGTCAGGCCCTTGATGACCTCATTGAGGTCGGGAATGCCCTCGATGCTCGCGAGCTGCGCCGCGGCTTTCAGCGTGCTTAGGGCACCCGCTCCGGTGCGGAACTGGTCACCCATCTTTGCCAGCCCAAACGACGCCTCCAACATCTGCTGCGCGCTATAGGTGTTGGTGCCAGCAAGCTTCAGGATGCCGTCCTGCAGGATCTTGACCTGATCCGCCGACATGTCGGCCGCTGAGATGATCTTCTGCCCAGCGGCCTCGAAGTCACCCGCAGATTTGACCGTGGCCGTCATGGCGATCCCGAGTCCAGCGACCCCGACCGCACCCGCAACATTGGCCGCTCTACCCAAATCTGATGTCGTTGAGGCCGCTTTCGCGCTGGCTGCGGTGAGCGCCGTCGCCGCGCCCTCCGTCGTGAGCATGGCGTCGACATGACCCTTGGTCTGCAAGGCCGAATTGGCGCGGGCGTTGGCAAGGGCGTTCTCGGCGGCAATGGCCTTCGAGTGACCCGCTCCGTATTTCTCTGTCACCTCGGCCAGGCGCGCAATCGACGCCTCAACCGCACCGTTGGCGCGGACCATCCGCTGCGCTGCGCGTTCCTCGTCGAGCGCTGCGTCGTTGTACGCCCGACGCAGGCTGTCGAGCTCAGCGCGGGCCTTAGTGCCGTCCATCGCGTCGAAAATCTTGCCCGCGCGCTGACCCCAGCCCTTGCTGATCTCGTCGGCACCGCGAAGGAAGATGTCCTTGACCTTGCCGCTAGCCTGCTGGGCCTCGGATTCGTTTATGGTCGGATGCAGATCAAATGCGACGCCCACAAATTCCTCCTTTCACCAGCCAAATAGCCTGTCTCCCAGCATTTCCTCTGCCTCGAGACTGACTTCGTTTTGCGTTTGCTGCTCGACGCGCTCACTCGGAGAGATCCACAACATGGGCTCGTAGGGTGTGCCGCCATATCGCGCCTGGATCGTTGACCGCAGCCGCGAAATCTCGTTGGCGATGGTCTGCTGCATCTTCCGCTCGGTAGACCAGTCGCCGTGACGCTCGGCCCACGTCTTGAATGCCGTATCCGGCTTCAGGAACTCCAGCACTTCCAGCAGGCGCCGAGACGAGAGTTTCAGGCGCCCATGCTCGTCGCGAGTGCCCTGATGCCAATCGGCAATATCGAGGTTCTTGTCGAGTAGGTCAGACTCAATCTGACCCGGAAAGTGCCTCACTATCGCCAGTGCTGCCAGCACTTTTCGAGTCCTGATCGGCCCGCTCCGCCGTCTTGCGCTGCAGGTACGTCCACGCCAGCGTCACGTCCGAGCAATAGCCACCCGCAGCTTTGAGCTTGGCCGGCCCATCGTCGCCCAGCAGCGCCTTGGTCAGGCGCACGTCGTAGTCCTCGACGAGGTTGCCGCCCTTGTCGCGGTGCGGCACCTTCGGCGAGCCGATGCGAATGACTTCGCCTTCGTCGTTCCTCGTGTCGGGCCAGCGATCGAGTTGCTCCAGCGACAGCTGAAGTTCGTTGTAGCGCTGCTGCTGGTCATCGTCGAGCGCAGACGGGTGCGGGATGAAAATCCCATTGATCTCGATCCCGGCGGCGAAACCGAGGTACTCGGCGGCCTGCGCGCGGAATGCTTCGAAAGTCTCACTCATGGGCCGTTCCTCTCAATCATGCTGGGCTGCAGGGCTGTTGACCGGCGGCGAACGCACAGCCCATACGCTCGCCGCCGGGGTCTATCAGGAAGCGGTCGACGTGATGGGCGCCGACGGCAGCGACGTGGCCGACACGCTGCCTGCACCGACGGCGGTCACGGTGAACACGTACGCAGTGGAGGCGGTCAGACCGGTCACGGTCAGGGTCACGTTGCCGCCAGAGATCGACGGCGAGCCCTGCAGGGTGGCAGCGGTACCGGTCAGCAAGCCGCCGGCATACTGGGTCACCGAGTAGGTCGGCGACGTGAACGCCGTACCCGCCGCCACCGGGATCACGATGGTGGCCTTGAGCCCAGTCACGGGGCTGGCAACGGGCGCGGCCGAGAACACCGGCGGATCGCCCGCGGCACGCCAGCCCTGGCCGTCGCGCCACACGATGCGGCCCATGATCTCCGACTGGCCGTCGACGTCCACCGAGTACGGATCCAGCAGCGAGTCCCAGGTCTGCGCGAGGCCGTCGGCGGTCTTCTTGTCGACGGTGCTCTTGTCGTTCTTGTCGAGGGCCGAGCGGGCGTAGCCATAGGCGGTGTACTCCGGCAGCCCATCGGCGAGGTCGATGCGGATGAACAGGAACTGGCGATCGATGGTGATCGCATCGGCCAGCTTGGTCGCCGAGTATCCCGGAAAGCCGTCAGGCAGCAGCGACGACAGCGGCCGGTTGTTGCGCAGCGCGTCGGTCAGGGTCGTCGACTGCATCGCCATGAAGTTGAACGACTCGCCCTCTTTCTGGACGTCGGAGCGGACGGTCGCGTTGGTCTGCAGGCCTTCCAGCTTGTCCGTGCTCATGTCCGGGCTCATGTCGAAACCCTTGGGATCGAGCATTTCGATCAGGTACCAGCCAAGGTTCGGGTTGGGGTTGACCTTGACCTTGCCTGGATTGGCCGGGTCCTGGATCACGGCCAGCAGGTCGGTGCGCGGCTGCCCATCTTCGGCGAATGGGCTGAACGAGTACGGCCCCATCGCGGTCGATGCGCCGTTGTAGTCGCGGACCATCGCGGCCACACGGCCACCACGCCGGATTCGGTTGGTGCGGAAGAAATTCAGCCCGGAAGCGCCCCAGGCGGCCCCGGTGGGCGGCAGAATCAGGTTCGACATTGGTCGGGTTCCTTTCGGAGTGGGAGTTACCTACGGGGGCTGCTTGGGGTCGAAAACGGCTCAGGCGAGCGTGAATCCGAGTCGGTAGCGGGAGACGTACTGAATGACGTCGGTGTCGCGATACGGGATCTTCACCGGCTCCTCGACGACGTCGAAGTAGTCGACGCCAGCGCTGATCCCGTCGGCAGTCGTGATGACCACGGCGGGGTCGAACTCGAGGTAGAGCATCCGGGCGTGCACCTGATTGGACAGGCGGTAGGCCGCGGTGTCGGCGTCGAGATCCGGCGTCGCGCCGGCGAGCGTGTGCACAGAGATCAATGGGTCGGAGAACGCGAGATCGCCCGTGCCGCCGATCTTGTCGACCATCGTCGCCGGGAGCGGGTCGCCCGGGTTGTGCCGGGACGCGGAGTAGGCCAACGGCGACAGCCACGCGGTGACGAATGTGACGCCGGAGGGGGCCTGGGGTCCATAGACGGTAGGACTGGTCACCTGCGCCTCCGTCCACCTGATCGACTTCGCCGCTCGCTACGCAGCACCCGGAACGCGGCGGAGCGGGCCTGCCGCGCTGACGAAACATGCTGAGCGGCGGCGGCGATATCCCTGGCCGAACCGGTGGCGCGGACGCGCGCCAGCTCTTTCAGTGCGTTCCGCAGGTGGCCCTGCGCGTGCTCGATGGACTCGTGGAGAATCTTGCCGTCGCCGCCCATCGCCAGACATGTCCGTGAGGCGCAGGCGAATTCGGGCATATGCTCGGCGCCGAACTCGATCCACACGGCCTTGTAATCGTGGGAGGCGATACGCGCGTACGGCCCCAGCTCGCCCTGGCGCCACTCGACATGCACCGAATCGCGGTAGTCACCGGGCTCGCCGTGCGGTGGCGTCGACCGATTCGAGGTTTCCGGGGAGAAGACGGGTGCGATGCCCTTCCAGTACTCCACGGCCTCGTTGGCTTTCGCCTCCAGCGCGGCGTGCACCCCGGCGTCTACAGCCAGAGCACGCGCCAGCGTCGCGCTGGGAATCCCCAACTCGCGGAACAGATCTTTCATGCCTGGTACTCGCACATGGCGAACACGTGCGAGGGGGTGCCGAGCATGTCCACCTCGACGATCGAGTCGCCGCGCATGTTGAAGACGCGGCCCTGGTACTCGAGCTGGTCACCGACCTTGATCGCGGCGGTGTCGGTGTCGTATGGCAGGATGGCCCATGCGGTCTGCTTCATCGTCGTCGCGGTCGGCGTGACGTCCTCGGCACGGCCCGGCATCGCCGACAACTCCACCTCAAACACGCAGCCCGTCACGTCAATTCGCGCGCTCGTGGTCTGCGTGATGCCCAGTTCCGACTTGACCGCATTGCCGTTGTCGTCGAGCCTGGGCCGGGTCGTCAGGATCGTGACCGTCTGATTGCCCGGATTCCATAGAGGCATCAGGGAGCGCCGTAATTCCACGTCGACGGGAAGCTCCAGCCGGTTGTCCACCCGGCGGCGTAGTCGGGCGCCTCGAAATCGTCAGGCACGCACGACGACATCGGCAGCGCCGAGACCGGGATACCCAGCAGTACCTTGTGCCGGTCGGTGAAATCCAGCGCCGTTGCCGGGTTGTCGAGCGAGCCCGATTCGGTGCGGTGCGCCGTCGTCGAACTGAAATCCTTGAGCGGCCCGTACTTCTGGAATCGCAGCGTGTTCGCGACGACCTCGTAGGTGACGAGCTGAGCCGCCGGGTCGGAATTCGACAGGTTCTGACCCGACGGCCCGTTCTCGTAGATCCAGTTCGACGCCACCGACAGCAGGAGGCCCACCAAGGCCTGCTGTTGCGTGTTCAGTGGCGGTCCGTCCCAAAGGGCCTGAAACCCAGTGAGATCCAGAAAAGGGGTCACGTCAGCTCAGCAGAGTGACGATGTCCTGCTTGGTCAGGCCATCCAGCTCGGCCTGAGTGTGCCCCTTGCTGATCGCGTAGGCCTGCCACGCGTCCAGCGGCGCGGTCTGCGCCGGCCGATCGACGACTGGCGCGGGTGTCTCGTCGCCGGTGGGCTCGCTGCTCGCCGCGACAGCGGGCGCGGCGATCTCGCGGACGTGGCCCTCGCGCACCAGACGCTCGCGCTGCTCGTCGTCCAGGTGGGAAATGACAGAACCGGCGTAGTGGTAGTCCACGCGGTAGCTGCCATTGTCGGGCACCTTGACCAGCACGAGCGCCGACACAGCCAGGTACGGCATCAGGCGTCCACTCCGGTGATCTTCCAGGCGCACGCGGGCTCCTGGACGATCGGAACCACGGTGCGACGGGCGCGGATGCGCCAGCCATCGGAGTTGTCGAGCCGCTTGGTCAGCACCTGCAGGTTGTCGACGCCATCGGTGACGTAGCCCTCGCTCGGGAGGTACTCGTCGACGAACGAGCCCAGCACGGTGGAGTCCAGCAGGGTCGCGACGCCTGCGGTCGGCAGGTTCGGCGAGGCGATGAACGTGAAACCACCGATGCGGCGCATGTAGGCGCTCGACAGGCCCTGTGCCACCGGGGCGGTCTCCACTCCCGGGTACTCGCGCGGCAGCAACAGCTGCAGCGTCGGATCCGACACCACGTTGGCGAACGTGGTCAAGCCCAACAGCACGGTATCGGGCATGTATCCCTGCTTCAGCGCCAAGATGTTGGCGTGAGCCCGCATCAGGTCGCGCAGGATCGTCGGTGCCGCACCGGTGCCAGCCCACGATGCGGTGGCCGCGGTGTTCTGCGTGACCGAACTCGCGACGGCCGCCAAGCCAACCGAGTCGATCTGCTGCACGTGGCTGTTCATCAGCTTGCGGAACCCGCGCGCAATGACCGGGTACTTCTGGCGACTGATCGCCTCGTCGGAGAACTCGGTGTCGTTGCCCCACTTGACCGTGTTGGCGGTCAGCGCCGGTCCCGTGGTGATCGAGGTGACCGGGTACTCCGACAGCGGCGCAACAGGCTGCGGCGGCCGGTCGGCGAAGATGGTCTCGTTCTGCTCGTAGAGCACCGATCCCGAGTCGGTCTGCAGTTGACCGGTCAGGATCTTGTCCGAGATGAACATCTGATCGCCGATGGTGCGCAGGGCGCGCAGCACGAGCAGCGGGTCCTTGAGGAACCGCGAGATAGTGAGCAGATCACCCGACAAAGTCGGGGGTGCCGGAGGAAACTCTATAGGCATAACGCCTTACCTTTCGTTTCGCTGCGGTGCGCAGCACGGATGTTTTTGGGCTGCGAAACTCAGCGGAACAGAACGGGCACAAGGTTGTTCGCGGCAGCGCTGGTTGCGATGCCGACGATGTTCGCGCCGTCGGAAGCGTCGGCACCGATGGTGGCTACGGCGCCCGCGGCAGCCGGAATCACGTTGGCACCGGCGGCGATAGCACCGGAAGCAGCCAGAATGTGGCGGCCCTTGGTGTACACGGTGACGGCCGCGCCGGTGGCTGCATCGAACGCGGCCACGCCGAGCCATGCGCCAGACGCGCCCGAAGTCGGCGCGACGGTCTCATTGCCGCTGATGGCAACCAACTGGCCGCCCGTGATCGGAGCGCTGGCGGTGTAGGTGAGCTTCTGCCCGGGAAAGGCACTCGGGGTGTAAACAGCCATGTCAGTTGCCCTTTCCGATTTCCTGGCCGGTGATCTTGGCGAACGCGAACTGGAGGTCGTTGTCGACCGCCGCGGCCTCGGTATCGCGTCCGTAGCCGATCTCTGCGACGGGAATCAGACCCTTGGGCAACTGCGCGAGGGTCGCGCGGATGCCGTCGCGGTCCTTCTCCATCAGGGCCAGCCAGTGATCCTTATTGGCAGGCGCGAGCTTGCCGTCGGCGATGGCGGCGTCGACGAGTTGGCCATCCTCTGCCTTGAGTTGAGAGGCCCGGAAGGTGTGGAATTCGGCGACGGCCGAGACGGTTTCGTCGTACTTAGCCTTATCGACGACGGTCAGGCCAATCTTGGCGGCCGCCGTGGCCAACTGATCGACCGAGGGCTCGGCCGGCGCGGGCGGTGCGGGCTTCTCGGCGACCTTCGCCTCGAATGCCGCAATGATGGCGTCGTCGTCCGCGTCGGCGTCAAGGCCGAGCTTCTCCACGATGCGCTCGTTGAGGGTGGGCACGTTGTGCTCCTTTCCATTTGGGACCTCGGCCTTGACAGACAGAGGGGTCTGGGCGCGCGGCTCGATGTGCGGCGCGGGCGCGGCATCACGGCCGGCGAATCGGAATTTCGACAGGTCGAACGACGCGCGGGCGATGCCGAGTAGGTCGTCATTCTTGGCGGCCGACATCACCTCGTCGGCCAGCCCGGCGGCCACGGCTTCGTCTGCCGTGTACCAGGTTTCGACGTCCATGCGTGCCTGCCAGTCGTCGACCGAGCCGCCAGCCCTGTCGGCGTAGATCGACGCGAGGTTCGCGGACATGCGGCGGAGGTCCTTGGCGACCTTTTCCAGCTCATCGGCGTTGCCGACGGCGACATTCCACGCGTTGTGGATCATCATCTGGCTGTTCTGATTCATCACCACGCGGTCGCCGCCCATGGCGATGACGCTGGCGATGGATGCCGCGATGCTGTCCACGACGGTCGTGATGGTCGCGGGGTGGCCGCGCAACGCGTTGAGAATGGCGATGCCGTCGAACACAGCGCCGCCAGGCGAGTTGATCCGAACGGTGATCTGCTCTGCGTCCAGCTCGGCGAGTTCGCGCACGAAATCGGCGGCCGAGACGCCCCACGACGAAATCTCGTCGTAGATCAGGATTTCCGCCGGTCCGGTCTCGCCGTCAGCCAGGGCCTTGATGGTGTACCAGGACTTCACCACAGCGTCAGCGCTCCATTCGGTTCAATGCGGGCGCGGGGCGTCCGGCCGCGCGTGCGCGCGTTGGTCACGTTGGTTTCGGGCACTGGTGGCGCAGCGGTCTCCGGTGCCGCGGTCTCGGCGGGCGCCTCGTCGGGTTCGTCGGTGGCCTCGTCGGGGTCTGCGGACGGCAGGCCGAGCGTCTGGCGCTCGAACGCCTCCAGGCGGCTGTCCGGCGTGAGAAGTCCAGCGGTCACGAGCATTTGGAGCGCTGCGGCCGTCGCGTCCTGGCGAGAACCGATCTCGTCGACCGTCAGGCGGGGGGCCGGCTCGTCGGGTCCGAAATTCAGGTCGACGAGATCCTCGACGATGTGGGCCTGCGCGATGTCGCGGATGAGTTCGGCGATCGTTTGGACTGATTGGGTGAACGCGTCGGCCTGGACGCTGGCGAGCGCGTAGCTGCCGCCCTTGTCCAGGTTCAGGAAGTGAGCCAGGGCCGCGAGAGCCATTTGCTTGTCGTGGTATTCGATGGCCTGGCGGATAAAGCCGGACGGCAGCGTGCCCTGCACGCCCTTGATGTCGAGCTCGGCGCCGTTCGGCAGCGCCACACCGGCGTTGTTGCCGCCGCGGAACTGCCGCGCAATCTTCAGATAGGGCGCCAGGGCGTCCCAACTGACCTCTCCGGTAGACACGCCCTCGGGCGCGGTGACCACCGGGACGCCGACGCCGTTGCGCCGCGCGGCCGTGGCCTCGATGCGGATCAGCTCATCCTTGAGCAGCCAATGCTTGTAGGCCGGGCGCAGCAGCGAGTTACCCGTCCACACACCAGGATCGCGGTCACGGGTGTAGACGACGAGCCGATTGACCGGGATCAGATCGCCGAACCGGCCGGCGTAGACCACGCCACCGGCAGCACCGCCCATGCCCCCCTCTGGGAACTGCTGAACGCCGACGAGGCCGCCATCGCGCGCCACGTCCCAGTACGCGATCGTGGAACTCGGCCGCGGTGCCAGCTTTTTCAGGTGCGCGCGGCCGGGGTCGGTCACCGTGTCGTAGACTTGCTCGAACACGCTGTGGCCAAAGGTCAGCATGAGCAGCGCCTGCTGCAGGTGCTCGGCCCACGAGAACCGGCCGCGTGTGCGCGACGTGTCCATTTCGTCGTCGGAGGCACCTCGGATTGGCAAGCCGAGGTCGCGCGCGACGAACTCTGTGACCTCGTCGGACGCGCCAGCCTTGTCGATACGCCACGCGGTGCGCCGAATCGGCAGCCCGACAGCGGCCAGGATCGACGCGATGCGGCCGTCTTCGCGGCTCATGCGCGTGTAGGTGCGAACACTGCTGGGCCACAGCAGCTCCGGGACCTGTTCGAACGTGTCCCACTCGGTCCAGCCCGACAGAATGCCCGAATACGGGTTGACGTAGCCCAATTCGCGGGTGGGAGCGCTCAAAACTCCCCCCTTCGGGCCTAAAACGGTGCTGTCAGTGGGTCAAATTCGTCGGAAATGGCCTCCAACTCGGCGTCTACGAGCGGAGGCGGAGGGGTCACCTTCGGTGGCGCGGCGAAGCGCATGAGGCCGTAATGGGCGGCCGTGGCGGCATTTATGGGCGTAATCGGGGCTTTTCCGCCCAAATCCCACGCGAAACCGCCCATCAAATCGCGCTTTCCGGCGTCGCCGACCGAGTCAGTCAGCCGTTTCTGGCCCGAATGCGAGGCATGGGAGTCGTTGATGTCGTCGTACAGCGCGCCACAGGCTCGGACCCACTCGCCTGTGCTCATGATCTCCGGCTCGACGTGCGCCGCGATCAGCTTCTCCTGCAGGCTGGCCGCCGGAGACCGGCCGTCGATGACGATCGCGCACGGATCCCACGCCGTCACAAGCTCGGTGATCTTCTCGACGACCGCCAGGCTCGATTTGAAGCTGTACGGCGACGTTTCGAGGTGCACACGGCCCGCAGCCGTACGCCAGGCCGCGCAGATCACCCAGCGCAGGCCATCCGGCGAGCGGTCGATGCCAATAGCCGGCGTGCCCACGAACTCCGGGGCCCCATCGATGAGCGTGCCCCACTTGGCCGCGTCGATCGCGCCGCCCTTGGTCTTCGGCCAGATCCCGCGAGCCTCGCGGTTCCATGAGTCGTCGTTGGGAATGTTCTCCCGCATGCGTTCCATGGACTCCATCGGCGTCCTGTGCGGAAACGACGGGTTCATGATCGGGTATTGCGTGACGTCGTCGGGTTTCGAGTCGGGATCGGCGCTGAACTCGACGTAGAAGATCTTTTTTGACCGCCCCGACAGCGCCTGATCGCGCTTGGCTGTGAACGCTTCGCCGTCGTCGACCGGCCGCGGCGGCGTGCCGGTGAACCACAGCAGGCCGCCGTGCGGGTTCTGCGCCTGGTTGATCGCAGGCACCATGTCCTCGAGTGCCTTGAGGCCCAAAATCTGCGCCTCGTCGAACACTTCGGAGTCGATCTTGTCCATGCCGCGGCCGAAGCCCTCGGAACGGGCACCGAACATGAACACGCTGCCGTTGGCGAACTGGATCTCTTGCTCGCCGTTGGCCGTTCGAATGCCGTTCGACCGATCCGGCGCTAGGAATGGCTGAATCGCCCTGCGTCGCACGAGACCCTGGATCGATCGGAACGTGTTCGTTGTCGTCCGGTTGTGGTGCGACGTCCACGCGCACCGAAACCCTGGAAATTCGAGGCACAATCCGACGTGGATGGCGCCGACTGTGAACGTCTTGCCCACCTGGCGCGGAATCGATGCGACGTTGCCGCCGACCGACGACGCATACTTGCCGACCTCATCGCCAGGCGCCGGAGCGAGCAATCCCAGCGACACCATGCCGAAACCCTGTTGCCACGGGTCAAACTCGATGCCAACGGACAGCAGGCGCGCCTGCACCCGTGGGAAAACCGACGTGACGATGCCCTCGGGTATGACCAGCTCGCGCGCGACCTCCGAAAGCTTCGGCAGGCTAGATCGCGGAGGCGTCGAACTTGTCGCTGACGGGCTCATTGGCGCCGGAACTCTTGGCCTCGTGCTCGGCGCGCGCGTCCAAAGAGCGGATTTCCTTGTCGATCTCGCGCAACTGGCGCATGAGCGGCGCTAGAGTGTGCGGAGGCGGCCCGGCGTCGATCCGATTGGCGATTGTGTCCCGCATCATCACCAGCAAGTCGCGCTCGCCCTGCTCGGCGGCCTCACTCAGCGTGTCAGGCTTCTTTTTCGGCTCTGGCTTGTCGGCCGCAGTCACCAGCCGGAGGGGTGAATCGGTCATGAAACCCCCTTTATTCGGCCTTTCTGGCGTTTTTTTCGTGCGGGGAGAGAGAAAATGACAGGACGTGCACTGTCAGGTGAGGCCCCCCCGCCTCCAGAAAATCGGCAGGGGGGTCACAGGCGGCTCACAGGAACGCTCTGACCAGCACTTATGGCCAAGCCATGAGATGGGGCTCGGGTTCGTCGTCTTCGGGCTCGTCGACCAGCTCATCATCGAGCAGGTAGTCGCGCCCGTCGCCACGCTGCTGGTTGCATCGGCCGTGCAGCAGGCGATTTGGCAGTGGTATCGGGAGGCCCCGGCGTATGGCTTCGGCCCGCGTCATGTCCCGATGGTCGGCGTGCAGGCTGCCCGAGAACGCTGGCCCGCTTGGGTCGTAGTCCGGGTTGCGGGTGCGATCCCGGTACATCGGTTCCTCGCACCATTCGCACAGCGCACCATCGGTGTGCTGCCGAAGTAGTTCCTTGCGCCGCTGCTGGTGTCGCCAGCCCAGGCCCTGTTGCGTGGTGTTGAGCCGCTTATGGGCCATCGGTGATGTCGTCGTCCAGCTCTACGACTTCGGTCTTGATGTCGGCAGTCAGCGTGATGCCAGTCGGCCGCGTGTCAACGCTGACCGTGTAGCCCATGCGGGTCAGCACCTGCTGCAGGTTGTGGGTCAGGCTCGCCAGTACCTGCGCCTTGTGGCGGTCCGGGATCGCCTTGGCGCGTGGCTGCTTGTGGCCGTTGGCGATCATGTGCAGCGTCGGCCGTGGTGGAATGTGGCCGAGATCAGGATCCGTCATCATCCCCCCAACCGGGTGGCGCTTCACCGAGCACGTCGGCGTACGCGGCAGCGAAGTCAGCGTCTGTGGATCCTCCACTGGCCCCAACGGGATCTGGGGCTGCAAACGTGGCCGAAAGTTTCAGCTTGCCGTCTTCCCACTGGACGCTCAGCTCGCTCACGATGCCGTCGACCAACAGTTGATCTTGATGGACGATTTCAAGACGGCCCATCATGATCGGTATCCCGCCTGGTTGGCAGCGGCGACGTCGGCGACGTTGCTCGTATCGGGCGCTGTGATGTGTGGGCAGTCGGTCGCGGTCGCGCGCAGCGATTCGAGGAACCGCCGGCCGTCGAGCCGGATCGGCTGGCCCGGGTTGCGTCGGGTGAGCGTGCGCAGTGTCGCGCCGCAGAGTCCGCACATGATGGCGATGACTTCGGGCTCGCCGGGATCTGGTGCTGCCACGTCGAGCACGGGCTCGCTGGTGACGCGTAGGCCAACGGTTTTCAGCGCGTACAGGATTGCCTGGCTGGCGCGTTGTGCTGCGGCCTGTGCGCGTTGGCGGTGCTGCTGCGGTTTGCCGATCGGGCTCGTGCCCATGAAGCGAACGGGCGTGCCGTCAGGGTGTGGCAGGCAGTGGAGCTGGCTGGCGATGGTGTCGAGTGCGATGTGTTCATCGGGGCTGTACTCGGTCATGGGCTGCTACCTGATTTCGAAACGAGAAAAGCCCCGGGCAATGGCCTCGGGGCTCTGTGGCGAGTGTCAATCACTACGCCTAACGGCTGCAGCCTACCACGACCGTCGCACCTGACCTTGTCAAGCGCCGACGTTTACTCCAGAACAGAGACCAGCTCGCATCCACGGTTCTGCTTGGGGGACTTTGGTACCTTGCCGGGCCGGGTCTCAGTGAGTCGGCGCTTGTGTCTGTTTCCATCCCTGCTGGTCTCTGTTCTGTTGTGCCTTAAGCTTAGCACCCAATCACGTTGGCGTGCAACACTTTCCGAAAATCAATCTTCTGTTGGCCAGTTGCGGCCGCAGCAGCAGCGGTGGCGGCCGTCATGGAACTCGTCGTATACGCAGATGTGTTCGTAGGGATGGTCACCGTCGCACCAGCCGTCGCCATCGCAGGCGCAGTTGCCTGGTATCGACTCGTCACAGCCGTAGGTGACCGAATCGTGGTCAGTTGCCTGCACACCCGTCATCACGTCTTCTCCTATCGCCGATAATCAGTAATTGCGTCAGCCCGCGGCGAGTGATCCCTCATCGCACCCACGCATCCGTCAGCAACGCGATCGACAGCGCTGTCATCAGGACGCCGAACTCGCGCACGCCGGATGGTCCGATCGTTGCCATACTCCCAATCGGTTTCGGTGTATGTGCCGATTGCGAGCAAGCCCGTCACGGCGGCCAGGATGAGCAAGATCATCTCGCGCTCCATGGTGTCGCAGGGTCGCCGACGTCCACTGTGACCACCCAGTCTCGCACGTTGGATACGCTCCGGTACGTCTCGGCCACACAGAACTTCGGATGCACGTGACGAACTTTCACCTGCAATTTCGGGTAGCTGCCGAGATCCTCGCCGGTCTCGGGGTCGATGATGGGCAGACTGCCGATGCTGAACACGTCACCCGTCATGACGTCGTGCTCGCTTCCACGATTCAGCACCAGCGAAAACTGGTCGATCAGGTGCGCCACGCGTGCCGTGGGCGCGCTCGCAGGCTTGGGATCGGCTGGCGCGGGACCTCCACCGGTGAGGCTCACGGCCTTGATCTGGACGTGCGTCAGTCGCTGAATGCACCTGTCCAGGTCGTCGATGATGGCGCTGTTCACGCCAGGGCCGTGGTAGCGACCGTTGACGAATTCCTCCCACGTGATCGGCTGCGGAATGTCCAGGTTCCGATGTTTCGCACGCCTCCACAGCTCGTCAGCATGTCGACGATCGACGCACACAATGTACGAAAAGTGTTCGGCCGCAAGCGTGAGCACGTCGTGCGACTTGCCACCTTGGCGTGGTTTCACGATGGTTTGCACGATTCCTCCAGTGTCAATTTGCTGCCCTGAATGCGGTAGCTGCCAGCGGCTTCGGCGCGGTCGAACACGTAGAACGACTCCAGCGCTGCCGAGTAGACGAGCGTGCGCCCGCTGGGTAGTTCCTCGGCAGTGTTGGGACTGATGATCTTGATCGGTATCCCCCACGCGTGATGCGTGGACATGTGCCGACGCTCAGCGGTTGGCGGGAACTGCTCGCGCACCGCATCCCATTGCGCCTGAGTGAGATACAGCGTTCCCTCCACGTACTGCGGATGGTTCGGCTCCCACGTCGACGCCAGTTTGGCCGCATTGGTGATCCCTTGAACGATGTCGTCCATCTCGATCAGGTCATCAGCCGAGTGACCGGGAAGACGACTGCCGCCCCACTGTCGATAGGTACTAACCTGAAGCGCTCACACTCAGGGTCTTCGGGCGTCACCAGTAGGTGTTCCACTGACGTGTCATCAACCGGCAAGATCCACTTAGGATCAGCGCCAACATGGATAAGCCAACGGTTTACCTCCGAAACGAACTCGGCGCGGTCGCGATGGCCGTAGCCCCAGAAGATGCCGCCGCTCTCGTCCTCGATCATCTTGAATGTTTCATCACCGTCTTGCGTGATGAAATACCGCTCGTAGGTGGGATTCTCGGTCTCGGTCATGCCCCATCTCGCTTCCTGTGATGTGCGTCGAGCACGTCGCCCAACCTGTAGAACCTGACGTCGCCGTCGCGCGCACACGGCGACAATTCCCGTTGCCGCACGAGGGTTTCCACGCGGCGCTTGTTGAGGCCCTTGCCGAGCAGACCGAGCTTGCCCGCGATCTTCTCGACTTGGCCGGCGGTTACCACCTGGCGGTTGGCCGCACGAACCCGGGCGGCATCGATCACGACGAGATCCTCGGGTGGCAGGTCGACCTGACGCCTGCACTCGTCGATGCAACCCACGATCTCGTCGCACGATTCTTCCGAGCCCGGGATGAGCGCCAGAACGGTGACATGGCTTCGGAGCCAGCGCGATAGCGAGATGTCGTCGTCGTGGCCACGGTAGTAGACCTGGCGTTCTTCGCAGATGAACCGGACCCACGTCACGAGGCAGTTGTGCAACGCGTCGGCCGCATCCGATGCACCGATGTGGTACGGCACGCGCGATTCCGGTTTCTGCCTTCGTGGCTTGCCGAGTCCCGATTTCTGGATCCGGGCCTGGCGCGTCACGGTGACGGCGAGATCTTCGGCGAGCGCTGGCACCGTGCCGAGCTTGTCGCGCAGTTCGGATTGCTTTGGCCTTGTGAGGTAGAAATCCATCAGCGGCCCTCGTTGCGTGCGTCCCGTGCGGTCGCCGACCGGCGGAGCGGGTGGACGTTTCGCTCACTGAATGGCCGCACCTCTGCAGGCACCTCGGCCATCGCGATCCAACGGACGCAGTGGCACCGGTCTATGCCGTCTCCGTAGTCCGCGAGTCCCCCGCACGGAACCGCGCACACGTGGCCGTAGGCGCTGACCCGATGCTGCAACCACTCATGGCCACAGTGGCAGTACTCGTCAAGCGCCTTGACGAGTTCCTCCACCGCGACGTCGAAGGTGCTGCAGGCGACGCCAAGACGGCAGTCCGAGCGTGGCTCCGGGTAGTCCATGCGCCACGGCCAGATCGGGTCATCGGTCTTGTGGATCCGAAATCGGCCTGAGTGCCCCTGTGTGCTCTCGGGCGTCCGATCCCCCACCGATGGCGGTTCTGACGCGTCCTGGACGACGTGGGGCTGTGCTGCGGGTGTGTCAGGCATGTTGGGCCTCCTGGTGATTGCACTTCACGGCGGGCTCGGTGTCGGGGATCCAGTTGGTGCCGTGGCAGGTCGGGCAACTGGCGGCGATCTCGCGGATGCGGCGCTTGTGCTCCAGCTCGTCCGCAGCGATCTGGGCGGCATGACGCTCGTCCCACTCCCTGCGCCTTCGGCACTTGCGGCACGGACCGTCGTAGTTCTCTTTGTGATCGGGGCAATGGGGGCGGGGGTCGTGCGCGTCTACCGACGCAACCCCCCCACCTGAAGTAACCAAAGGAAAAGACTCTGTCTCTGTCTCTGTCTCTGTCTTAGGGTCGCGATGATCCGGCCGGACGGAATGCGGACGTCCGGCCGTTGTCCGCCCGGACGTTTCACCATTTCCGCTGGTAGAGGCTTGGCGCCAACGATTATCTTCGTCGTTGTCATTGGCAAGGTGTGGCGTATCTTCGGCGTAAGTTCCGTCTAGGTACGCGTTAGTACCATCGTGAGAGTTGGATAGGTACGCGTTAGTACCATCGTGAGAGTTGGATAGGTACGCGTTAGTACCATCGTGAGAGTTGGCGCCGCGTCCCCTCTTCGCTGCCCGCGCGGTCCGTTTCCGCTCGGCCTCATTGGCTCGATACGTCGTCACTTCATCGTTCGTCCGTTGATGTTTCGGCCAATTTGTGAGCTGCACGCCGCCGCTGTGAGCGTCTTCCCACAGCGGAGATAGCTCGCCTTTCTTGTTGATGGTGACCTTCAGCGCGGACCGAATCGCTGGCGTGCAGCCGAACATTTTCAGCAACTCGGGACCCACGTAGCCGTCCGTCAATTGCGTTGCTGCGTAGTTACCGGCCAGCCCCCACACGCCGATCGCCGCGGCGCGGATACGCCTCGGGATCGACTGAACCTCGGGCCCGTCGTAGAAACCGAGCGGAATGTTGAAGCCAGGCGGTCGACGCTCGGCCACTACGGCACCCTCCCTTCGTTCCTCGCAGCGACAAACTCGGCATGGCAGTCCTCGCACCGCGTGCGGCCGGCCGAGTGCTCCAGCCCGCACAGGCCGACGCAGAGGCCCATGCGGTAGGCCGCGTTGCGCTCGTCGTCAGTCGCGGCCATTGGCCAGCTCCAGCAGGACGTCCGCGTGGCACGGAGACGACAGCGGGCACCAGCACGCCAGGTCGTGGCCGCGCAGCGGAGACAGCCACGCGTCGAGTCGATCGGGCTCATCCCTGCGGCGAACCGTCATCAGTAGGCGGAACTGGTCAACGGCTTCCTGGGTGTCCATCCCGCCACTCGCGGTGACATAGGCGAAGATGCAGATGTCGGCCGGTATGTGGCGCCAGTTGTCCCGCGCGACACCCCATGACGGGCCGATCAGGGTGTGGCCGTGGTAGATGCGAAATGGGTTGCCCCACCGTGACGGCCGACCTACGTACTTGGCACCCTCTGGCATGCGCCAGCCCGCGACGCGCTTGCGCTGGATCCGCTCAGGCACGGTCCACCGCCGGGTTGTAGACCACTCGCATCGGCCGACCATCGGCCAGCTCGTGAGACTTGAGCGGTGACCGTCCGGCGTGTGTCCAGCCAGCACCCATGTGAGAGTCGCCGTGGCGCCTGGTGCGCGGGATGCCCGCAGCGTCGACGACCACAGTGTCCAGAGGCAACGCGTCGAGCTGCTCGGCCGTCTCGATATGCGGATGCAGCACCTCCGCGATCAGCTCTGTGACGTGCCTGGCGTGCTGCAGCGGGTATCCGCGCCACCCTTCGCACCCCGGCGCCATGCAGCCAGTTCCCCTGACGCCCCAATAGAACTGGTGCACGCGGACGATCTCGCCGATCCGGTCAATGTCGCTCATCGTGTCCCCCACATGGAGCCGCGGCTGCGGCGTCGGGCCCGGCACCGGACCATGAATTCCGCGCTCACCGGTCGACCTCCGCATGGAAGACCAGACGAGCCGGTAGCGGCGGTTCCCCGTACGTCTCAAGCGGCGGCCTGAGCGGTGCATGGATGCAGAACCACCCAGCCTCAAGCCTGACCCACGTCTCCTGGAGCTTGCGCCCCGCGCGAGACACGTACGGGTACACCACAAGAGAGCCGTGGGGCAGTCCGATGAGCTGCTCGGCCGTCTCGATCGTGCGGGCCTTTACCCACTCGGCCTGCACGTGCTCGGCCCACTGTTCGCGGGTCATGTCGACGCCGTGGCTCCAGTTGCAGTTGCAGCCAGCCTCACCGTCGCGCGATGTGAACCACCAGTGCTCGGCGGCGACCTCGGCCAGAGTCGGGAAGTGGCTCATCGCGTCCTCCACATCGAGCCCCGGTTGCGGCGTCGTGCCCGGCACCAGAGCATGAGTTCGGCGGTCATGAGTAGTCACCGGCCTTGCGTTTCGATGCCCGAAGGCTGGCTTCGGCGTAGACCAGCGTGAGTGCCTCGATGATCTGGTCCTCTGTCGCGGTTTCAGCCCAGCCGACGCGAATTTCGACCGTCACCGGTGCGCTGTGGTGGTTCGCCTTGAAGGCGATGCCGTCGCTCATGCGACCACTCCCAGCGACTCGGCCACGACGCCGACGAGATCCCGCGCGGCTGGCGGTGTGACAGCGTTGCCAGCCTGCCGAACCTGCTCGCGCCGGTTGCCGAGGATCGTGTAATCCGCCGGAAAGTCCATGGCGCGTGCGATCTCTCGCGGCTCCAGCATGCGGAACAACACATCGTCGACGTCGATGGTCGGCCGTTCCGCGGTGAGCAGCGACTGATGTCCAGCCGTGGTGATCGTCCGGGCGTACTCGGACACCGGGTTGACGAGCTGCGCGGGATTACCGCGCGCGGTGTTGTTCCGCATCAGCAGCCCGTGCCGCTCCACTGTGGTGCACGTAGGGAGGGCCTTCCCGGTGGGCACGATCCCACCGTTGCCGTAATACGTGGTCACGAGACCGTGGTGCGTGCCCGACGCCGTGACCGTGGCCAGTGGATCCTCCACCGGGCGATGCTTGCTGCCGCCACCGCGCAGCTCGGCGATGAACGCGAGCCCCGTCTCAGCGCGCGTGGTCATCGTGCGGGCGGCCTGGTCCACGGGCGCGGACTGCTTACCGGTGCGCCCCTCCACCGGAACCAACAGCGGCTTCCAGTAGCGGTCGATACCGGCGCGTATCCGCGCGATCGTCTTGTCGGCCAGCGGCTTCTCTCGGTCGCCGATGCGCTGGCCGAGGTGTGACCAGTCGATGATGTCGGCGGCCGGGCGGAACGTCGGCTCGACGATCTGATTGCGGCACTTCACCGACGGGCAGCGGTAGACGTACTGCGCCCGGTAGCGACCCCATGGTGCGCGGTCGGGTTGCTTCCATACCTGCACGGCCCGGACGGGGCCGCACGTCGCGCAGACGGCGTACGGGCGGGTGATCCGATCGAGCGCTGGCGCCGCATTGCCCTTGCGCCAGAACACGATGTAGATCCGGTCTCGGCTCTGCGGTGCGCCTTCGCCGAACACCTGCGCGTGCATGGAGTTCAGATAGACGATGCGGTGCGCGTAGCCGATGGATTCCATCGCAGCCAGCCACGCCTGGAAGGGTGGCCAGTAGTAGACGTCGACGACGTTCTCGACGATGACCGCCTTGTAGTGGTGGAACTCGGCGAACCGCACGACGTCCCACATGGTGGCCCGGGACCGTTCGGCCGCGGCGTCGGGCAGCGTCTCGCCGAACAGGTCAGGCTGCTTGTCGGTCCGCTTGATTCCTTGGGCGATGGAGTGTTTCGTGCACGACGGCGACAGCCAAGCTATGTCCGTGGTCGGGAACATGCGCGGATCCACCTGCGACAGGTCCGCACACCTGTGGTCGGTCGTGGGGTGGTTCTCCGCGTGGGTGTCGACGGCCAGTTGCCAGTGGTTCCCGGCGACAACCACCTCGACGTCGGGAATCATCGCGGCGCCGGTGCTGGATCCGCCCGCGCCGCAGAACAGGTCGGTGAGGGTCAGCGTCACGCGGGTACCCCCTCCGGCTGACGCTTCGTGCTACGCGACGCAGCACGGCCCGCACGGCATGCCTCGCACACCGGTTCTTTCGCGTGGACGTGCTGGTAGTACCCGCGCGGTGTGCCGTGTTCGCGCGGCGCCGCGGGCCTGCCTCGTTTCATCGGGAATTCGCCCGCGTTGGGATCGAAGTACTCACCGCCCCAGACGCCGAACCGCTGTGCCACTGCGCGGCATTCGACCCGAACTGGGCACCTGTCGCAGACCTGGAAGGCCGCCTCTCGGCCCGCGAGGTCACTCGGCAGCGGGAAAAACAGCTCGGGATCCATGTCGCGGCACGCCGCCTGGTCGCGCCAATGCGTCATGCGCCGGCCTCATCGAGTGCGCGGACGGTCTGGCACGGGTGCAGGAATTCGCGAGCGATCCCGTTCTCGCCGTAGTAGTCGTCCACCTCGATCGCGAGGCCGTAGCAGTGATTGCAGACCGTGAGTTTGGCGACTATCGGGTGGTCATCCTCGTGTTCTTCGCAGTCCTCGCTGCAGGTGACGTCCAGCTCCTCCGGCTTGTGCAGCTCCCGAACCGCCGCGATCCCCCGCGTCTGGCGTTCGACGAACTGCGTGGTGGCCATCACCTTGTCAGCGGCCGACAGGATGCCCAGCGCCGCGCCTTCCTCGATCGCGTCCAGCGTGTTGAAATGGGTCACGGTTCGACCTCCGCCTCGTGTCCAGTGATTCCGTTGTGCCGCTTGATGTATTCCTCGGCGCCGACGACGTCCGGGAATTCGGATTGCACGTGCGGTGGGCACTGGCAACACGTGACGATGAAGCTCACTGCTCGATCGCCTTGCGCTCGGGTATCACTTCGCCGTCGACGATTCGGCTGACGTGGATACCGAACCCGTAGGCGTAGTAGAACGGGTTACCGCACGACCAGCCAATTTTGAGCTTCAGCACGTCGCCCATGTCGGCGAAGATGTGCCACGTCTCGTACCCGTCCGTGGTGCCGACGCCGGTGATGATGTGGTCAACACTCTCGGGGCTCAGTAGGAACGTTTCGAGCGTCGTGTGGGCACAGCAGTCGTCAGTGTCCTGCATGACAACCTTTGTGCCGTCATCGAGTTCGATGATGAACCCATAGACGTCCTCGAGTCCCTCGACGCCGTACCTGTTGACAACAGCTTTCGTGCGACCCTTGGTGGCTGAGACGATGCGGTGGCCCACGACGGCCTGGCGCAGCTCCTCGACGTTGTCGGGCATCGTGCCGTCGTCCTCGTCGGTGCTGAGTTCCTCGGTCGGGTATCGGTCGATCGCGGTCATTACTGCACCTGCGCTTCGGTCTCGGCGATCTCCTCGTAACCCTGCGGCTCCTCGTCAACCGTGCCGTCGATGTAGTCCGCCGTGGACTGCACGCCGGGCGGAAGCATCAGGGCCTGCGAGCGGGACAGGTCGGTGCCCGCGCGGTCGTCGTTGACAATGGCGGCGTCGAGCCGTGTCGTCTTGGGTGCCAGCTTCAGACCCTGCTTGAGAACGGTTTTCCGCTCCATCCAGTGCTGCACGTCCTTGATGTCGCCGGAGGATCCGACTTTGCCCTTGCGGAGTTCCTTGACCTCGTCGGCGGTCAGCACCGTGACGAGCGGGTCGGCGTCGGCCACCTTGACGACAGCCCAGAACGCAATGGGCTCGCCGCGGTCGGCCGCCTTCCTGTGCACGAGCACGGTGTTGAGCCCGTCTTCATACTCGAAATGGTCGTTGGCGCCGACCCAGTCGGTCTTGATGCCACGGGCGCGCGGGTGCTGCCAGAACAGCTTGACGATGCCCTGATATCCGATGATCAACTGGCACTCGACAACTCGCCTCCTGGTGTCCCTGTAGGGCACCAGGTAGCACTCCCCGTTGATGCCGGGCTCGAGTCCGAGCGCCGATGCGGTGAGCAGTGCACCGGCGAACGATTCCTGCGTGCAGTCGTCGAGCGACTGGCGCGTGATCCCGGCGGCTTTGGCGTTGCGACTCTTGCGGATCTCGGTCTGCACGATCCGGGCCAGACGGTCGGCGTCCATGCCCTTCGGAATCGCCCTGGTCAGTTCCGGGATCATCACCTGGAGGACTTGGGAGATGGTCGTGGGTCGCTGCTCCGGCTTCGCGACGGCGGTCTCGGTCATGCGTAGTACTCCTCGGATAGCGGGTCAACGTCGTACAGGTAGTCATCGGTGATCAGGTCACCGACAGTCGGGCCGTGGCTGAATCCGTAACCCGGGATGGTGATCACCACTTCGGCGTCGGCGTAGCCGGGCCAGCGGTCGGAAGCCAAGCAGTCGGCGAACAGGCGGATGGCGTCGCGGTTGCGCCTACGGCCCTCCTCGAGCGATTCCTCGTCGTAGCGCACCACACTGACGGCGTAGGGTGGTTCCTTCTCCTGGACGATGAACCGGAACACCGGGTTATCGGCCGCGCCAACAGCTTTCGCGAGGTCGATATACCAGGCAGCTTGCATGAAGTACTTGAGCTTGTAGAAATCACGGTGCAGCTCTTCGGGATTCGCCGTTTTCGCGGTCTTGTAGTCGTCGATATCGCCGTTGCTCTCGATCCAGTCGCAACGGCCCCGCAACCGGATCCCGGTCTCCGGGTCGGTGTGGTAGAGCGCGACTTCGGCGTCACCTTCGCGAAAGAACCGTTGCGACACGGGATCGGCGAACAGTTTGGCAACCATCGCATCGGCCTTGTCCGCGTCGTCGATGTGGATCGGCACCAGGCCGAGCGACCGCGCCCCCTTCTCGGCGTCCTTCCACATCGTCGTGGCGCGCGGGTTGGCGGCCACGCTGCCGTCCTTGGTGAGCCCGCAGACGCGCGGGTCGAGTACCACAAACTCGGCGCCCTTGCCGAGCACTTTGCGGTGTGCGACGTGCCCGAAGTCCCACTCACGTTTGGGTTTACGCGGGTTGTCGCGGTATTCCTTGAACTTCTCGGGACTCGATGGCGGTAGCAGCAGCTTGGCTGACGACACGGACAGGCTGCCCAGGTCGGCGTGGTAGGCGTCCTCTGACACGTGGCGATGTAGGCCGTCAGTCTGCGGGATGCCGCTGGGTCGGTCGGCGCAGTGCTTGCACAACCATTCGCGCCGGTTGTCATCCCAGACGGCCTCCTCGTCGGGCTCCTGGTGATGGTCGATGCCTTTGGGTGTGCACACGTCGCATTGCGCCAGCGGCTCGGGAAGTGGTTCGGTCACAGCATTTCTCCCAATTTCGTTGTGGCGCCGATGTCTTCGATAATGAGGATTTGCATGGTGTCGATCTCGGCGAGAATGCGTTCTGTCTTGTCGCTGACCTTGTGTGACAGGTCGGCGGCAGTCCCCCTCGGAAGCTCATCGGAGAGCGTCTTGGCGATGGCGATGGCCTCGTGTGCCTGCGATTCGAGCCCGCGCGCCATGGCTCGCATCTGCCGGAAGATCTGGCGGAGTTGGTTGGTTCGGCTGTCGGTCATGCCGCACCTGCCCGCTTGGCTCGGCGCTGGTCGATTTCTGCGGCCTTTCGGCATGCCGGTGAGCAGTAGGTGGATAGCCCGTGTGGCGGCATGAATTCGGCCCCGCAGCGCTTGCACGGGCGCGCCTCGAATGTGCTGCTGCCCTTTCGGTAGCGGTCCGCCTCACTCAGTTTGCGGCAGGCCGTCGAGCAATAGATATTCCTGCCGTGGGCTGGCTTAAAGTCCTTGCTGCACCGCTTGCATGGCCGCTCATCGGGTTCGAGGAATCGGTACGTCGGAGCCTGCCCCTGTTTGATGCGTGCCCGCTGCTTGGGCGCCAGGCCTCCCCAGATGCCGAACCGCTCGTCGTGTTCGATGGCGTAGGCGAGGCATTCCTCGCGAACGGGGCAGCCTACGCAGATCAGCCGAGCCTTGCGGGCGTCGCCTTCCTCGGGAAACCAATCGTCGGCATCCTCTGTCGCGCAGGCCTTTCGCCGCATCCAGTCCTCGGCGACGTTCAGTGTGAGTGCTCCAGCAATACCGCTCACGCAATTAGCTCCCTGAGTCCACGCCTGCGCATCGCACGCATGAGCTGTGAGTACTGTCCTATCTGCGAGTGAGTGAACCCGCGGCCTCTGAAACGCGCTTGCACAGTTCGGGGGCTGCGGCCGATGGTGCGCGCAACCTCGGTGAGCGATGCGCCGTCGTCGAGAAGCCGTTCCGCGATGACAACCTGTTCGGCGTTCAGCGGCAGTGGGGCCGGCTTCGCAATGCCCGCTTTGGCTCGCAACCGCACGACGTGGCGCGTGGTGCAGCCGAGTATCGTGGCGATTTGGGGTGCCGAGTAGTTCTGCTTGGTGAGTTCGACGACGCGCTCTATGGAGAACTTCGTGAACCTCGCGGTATGGGCGCGTCTTCTCGCGTAGTCCACCTGATTGACCGAAATCCGCATCTCCCGGGCGATCTCGGCCCTGGATCGGCCCGCCAATGTCAGGTCGACTACTTGGGCGTCCTGCTCGGGCGTCAGCATGAGACCGGCCACAGGTCGATGGGCTCATCGATCGCGACCATGTCGAGCGTGAATCCTGGTCGACCCTCCGGCGCTGCGTGCCGTGCCTTGTGGCAGCCCGGATCGATCTCCATGCCGCTCGAGTGCCTGCCGACCACGTGCGGGTTGCTCGGGTCCAACGGCTTCATCTTGAACGTGATCCGGTTCCTGATGCGTCGCGGTGCGTGGAACGGCGATTTCATGGGCGTCAGAACTTCCGTCGATCCGATGAACTGTGCGAAGATGCTTGCGGACATTTGGTTTTCCTTTCCGTTGGCCCCGGCTCTGACCAGCCGGGGCCGACTGCTATCGGTGAGCTATCTGGCCGTGCTCGGCGCAGATCACGTATTGGCCGTTCATGGTCGCGACCGTCCAGGTTTGGTCATTGCACTTGGGGCACAACACGTTTTCGTTCGGCCGGATCCAGTCATTGACCGGCAGGACGTAGTGCGGCTCAAACCGTCGGATCTGCACCGCCAGCCGGGCGATCCCCTCCTGCCCCTCCCGGATCATCTCGGCGATCCATGCGGGTCGCTCCGGCTCGGGCGACGGGTCCTCGTCGTTGGTGTTGCGGCACCATGGGCAATCGGCCGCAGCTGAATACCCCGCACCGCACGCGCAGGGCCGATCGCGCGGGGCGGCAGGATCACCCACCACCGCCCCGCCAGCCGCCGCCGCGCCCATGGTGGCGGCGGCACGTCGAGCGCCCGTGTGGTCCATCGGGCAGAGCACCTCGGCCGCCAGGTCGATCCCGCCCGCGATGGCGCGGAACAGTCCACATATCAGGTTCACGCGGCGTGCTTTCTACGCCAGATCCCATACCGGGCGCAGCGCTTGCACTTTCGGCGCCTGCAGTCGTCGCCGCCGCACAGTTTGCGTTGGGCGATCAGGCTCTCGATCAGTCGAATCACCATTCCTCCGGTTCGTTGATCGAGAAGACGAATGCCGAGTGGCTGCCGTCGTGATCCTTGACGCGAGCGCACGAAACGTGCAGATCATCCCCAAAGTGCTTGTATGGTCCACGATCTCCGCAAAGCGGGTTGACCGCGCCGGGAATGTTCGTGCCACACGTCGCCTGTCCGCAGAAGTGCGGCAGTTCCGAGTGGCCGCGCATCGGCGGACCCATCTCCGTTGTTGGCGGCCAGTCGGTGACCGGTTCGAGGTATCTCGTCATGCGGGCACCGCCTGGCGTGCCGCGGTCTTCCGGGGCTTGCGCGCGGTGGTCCGCTTGACGGGTGCGCGCTTCGCCGGTTTGGCCGCTTCGGTCGGAACTACCAAGCGGTTCACGGTGGATACGATCGCCGACTCGGGCGTCGGATCCACCTCGGGTTCTGGCTTCGGGAACCACCGGGACGACTCCCATAACGGCGGCGTCTCGGTGTCGATCCTCACGGGCATGATGACGCCGATGAAGCTGGTGCCGACCGATACCAGGATCGGTTTGGTGGGCGCAGTCGTCTTCATGACCATTTGTCGCGCGTTGTGCACGCGCCCAAGTCGGGCCAGATAGGACGGGTTGACGCCGATAGTCCGCGGCGATGCGCTGTCACCTTCTCCGTTGGAGTGGCCAGTGACGTACTTGCGCCAATCCGGGAACTGGTAGCCGTTGAGCCTCGGGACGGTCAGCGACTCGCCGCCCGTGAAACCGAACGTCACCTTATCGTCGGTAGCAGTGATGGTGACCTCGGAGAATACTGCCTTGCACGACTTGGCCAGCTTCGAAACCATCTGCGCCCGTGGCAATTCGAGCAGCAATTGGAACTCAGGCCCAGGACCGCTGTAGTCGGCCATCGATGCGCCGATGGTGAATCGGTCGGTTGCGACGGCGATCAGGTTCTTTGGCGTCGACTCCAGCCTGATCGCGTTGAGCATCGGCAACGTGCTATCGCGGCAGGCGAACAGCGCAGCGTCGTCGATGATGCGGCCCAGTTCGGCGGCCGCGATGGTCCCTTGTTCCGTGCTGTCGTTATCGCTCAATGTGATTCGCCTCCGGTGGGTGGTTGGACGGGCTTCGGCTTGCTTCCCCTGTGGTCGACCACTGCGCGCCAGGCGCCGAACAGCGCGAGCGCCAGGGCGATGACGAGAGTGGCGACGTTAAGCACGGCGGTCATTCGGACGGCTCGGCGTCGGTTTGCATCAGGTAGATCCTCAGTGCCGCATGGACGCTGGAGACCACCACGAGGGCCGTCGCGCCGGTGATGAACAGGACAGCCGTGGTCACAGTCGGCCACCGAACAGCGTGGCGAGCCGGAGACGCTTCGGCATCTGCATCCGACCGTGCACAGCCTCTGCCCGGGCCAGCAGCTCGGCGCGTGGCAGCGGACGCATGGCCAACGTGGTCAGGTCCGCATCGGCGTCATAGGTCGCCGACTTCACCGCCCAGCAGCCACCACCCCAGTCGGGTCCCATCGTGACGTCGGGATCAAACGCGGTGTGGTCGCCGCGGTAGTGGAGAACGTCGATCACTGGCCGTCTCCGCTCTTGCGGTAGCCGGCGTCGTAGAGCTTGCGGGCAGCAACCTTGGTGTCAGCGACCGTGCAGGGGTTTGCCTCCCAAGACGCCCCGGGGTGCCGGGTCGCGAAAAGATCGCGTGCGAATGCCTCGATCTCGGTCTCGCGCTTGGCATTCCTGTCGAATTGGGCTGCCCAGTCCTCGGCCAGGATCTCAAGTCGGCTCGCGGTGTACGCCGTGCCTAATGGGTTTTTGGCCCGGTCGTTGACGTCGCGGAGAACCTTGGCGGCCGCGCGGGCGCGCTCGTGCAGTGGCAGCGACTCGAACGCGGGGATGATGGTGCCCGGACCAAACACCGTGGCAAACGTGGTCGTTCCGCCGAGCCCGCCGCCTGCGCCTCCCGCCGCGGTCACTGCTCGGCTCCGGCACGCTCGGCGGCGACCGGCACGCCGACGCCGTTACGCCGGGCCGCTGCCTGCTCGGCGCGATACAAGCCGACCGCGGCCACCATGGCGTCCCACTGCTTCCAGTCGTCGTCGATGAAGAGGACCAGGTGTCCACCGCTGGAGTCCTCAGTGTGGATGGCTTGGAATTCGCAACCCGGATCGCCAAGGGTGACGATCCTGGTAACCCTTGGCTGATGGCTAGTTACCTGCATTGCCCTGCTCTTTCTGTGCGTTGGCCGCAGCCTGTTGAATGATCGTGAGCACCACGCCCACAACCGTTTTGAGTTGCCTGGAGACGCCTGCCGCCCGCCATCCGTAGGCCAGCAGAACGAGCAGCGACAGGCTGGAGACGATGAGATTTGCGGTGATCACGCTGACTTCGGCTCGTAGCTCTTGGACTTCATCAGCGCGTCAAGCTCATTGAGGTCTATTCGGTATTCGCGGCCCTTGCCGATCGGATATGCCGGAAGCTCACCGTCTTTCACCAACTGCTTGATCAGGGCATCGGACTTGAGTTCGATATGCTCCGCGGCCCGACGCGGTGTTGCCCACCTCGGGTGGACGGGCTCGTCGGCGGTCATGCTGGCTCCGGCCACGTGATGAGACTTGAGCGCACGACAACTGCTGTCGCCCCGAAGAACTCGATCAGCTTGGCTCGTTCTCGCGCCGACGACTTCGATCGGTACTCACGCTTGGTGGACGGCCAGAAGAACTTGCTTCCGTATCGGGCAACCCATTCTTCGTCGGGGTCCCAGCCTTCGGGCTGCCAGTCCTCGTTGATCCAGCTATATTCCTCGCCGTCGACATCCTCGAATATCCAGGCGCCTTCGGGGTATTTCACGATCTCGACGCGGTACAGGTAGTAACCGCGCGAGGACGGCCGATGCTCGGGGTCGATCCCCTGCAGGACCTTGACGAGGTTGCGCACTTCATCAAGCGTCAGAACGACATCTGTGTGATCGCCCGTATTCGTCACGCCAAGGTGCACCAGATCCAAGCCTCCAACTTCACCGAGGGAGACATGAACCCGGCGCGTTCCGTCAGCGACGACGTCGGTCAACTGTGCGTAGTGCGTGAACGTGTCGGCCATGGGTTAGACCGCCTTCGGGAAGGTGTCGCGAGTCCAAGATCCGCCGGGTGGGCGCTGAAACTTGGTGAGCTTGCGACCTTCTCGCCATGCGTTCCACGCCATGATGAAGAACCCGATGTAATCGCGATCAGACACTTTCAGCTTCTGCTCGCGGATCCGCTCGAATCGCTCGCGCAGTGTGAGAATGGGATCGCCAGCATCCAGACCGACGCCGGTGATCAAACCGCTGGCGAATTCCCGCGCGGCTTCGCCGTCGATCAAGTACAGCCTCAGCAGAACGGCGAGAGTCAGGCTCGGTCGGCACTTGACGCGGCTAAGTCGACCCGTGCAAATCTGCTCCATCAGCCCGATTTCGGTCGGGTGGGTGGCTGCCCACTCGATCACCTGCGGGTTGCTGACGTTGTTGATGACGCGGTCCGTGAAGAAGTGGTCGGCGGACCATTCGATGTAGACGCGGATTGCTCCGACGATGACCCGAGATGATGAGCTGTTGACAATGCCATCGAGCGAGAGCTGATCGCCGGCAGAACGCTTCCTGCCTTGGTCCATCGTGTCCTGAGTCTTCGTCGGGAGTCCACGGACGACCAGGAACGGGATTGCGGGAAAATCGTCGGGCATCCGCGATAGCGCGGTGAGCCGATGCTGGCCGTCGAGCAGAACGTCATCGACGCTCCACTTGATGGCTTCGCCGTTGTACTGCCAACGACCGGCGCGCATTTCGGCCATCAAGCGTTGTACGTGCAGTTCGGAAATTGGTCGGTTGCGAGTGTTCTTCGCAAGCACCCGGCGTGCCATTGCGGGGTCGACGTAGATGATCGACTGCGAGGGCTTCTCGGGAAACCGATCGTTGATGTTATGAACAGTCATGGGGTGTTACCCTTCGAGTTGTTGGATGACGCCCGCGAGGGCGTCCCGGGCACGGATCAGATCGCTCAGGTTGGCGCCGACGATCTGGTCCTTGTTCTTTTTCATGCGGTCGTCCCCGGTGAGGCGAACAACCCTCTCGACTGACTTGCGCAGCTCGTAGCTGGCCGAGCCGAAAGCATCTGGTAATGGCCGACGACGCGGAGACTGCGCCGCAGGGCGGCTCTCCGAGTTGGGAGCCGTCGCGGATTCGAACTGCTCATCCGACAGTTCAGCCATCTCGGCGATCTGTTCGTCGGTGGCGGCGGAATCGTCTGCCGGAACGCATGTCTCGCAGCCAAATCCGTCGCAGTCGCGGCAGACGATCTCGGCGTCGATAACCGAGTCCAGCTGCGGCGCATCTGGCTTCGGCTGCGGTTGCCGACGTTCGCGCCCGTCTTGACCGAGGGTCTTTCGGTTGGGGTCAACTGATGCATTTGCATCAGTTGCTTGGTCCCGCGCCACTGTTGATTGGTTGACTCCGAGCGTGTCCGCGATGGCCCGACCTGACATGCCCGCGTCAGCCAGTTTGGCGACAACCGCACGCCGCTTTGGTGCGGGCAGCTTCAGTCCGCCCAGTTCGCATTCGCACCACTCGGCCCATGAGGAATATGCCAGCGCGACCCACACGCGGCCCCGGAATGCCAACACCACGTCGGCGATCGGAAAGTCGTTCACCCACTGGCGAATACGGCCGGTGACAGCTTCGGCCTCGTCGGCGGTGAGGTCCGGGCGATCGTCGCAGTCCTCGAACTCGACGGTCAGGCCGTCATCCGCAAGGGCGACGTCTGTGGACACTACGCAACCACCTTCGGGTGGCGCGCACGGCGGGGCTCGTACTCGGTGTCTATCTCGTCAGCGGAGACCCCGAGAGCGCTGGCGATTGCGACCAACATCTCGGCGCTCGCACCACGAAGGCCGTTCTCGATCGCACTGATGGTGCCGCGTTCCACCTTCTTGGGGAACTCGAACTCCGCGTTGATGTGATCGCAGACGTCCTGAAGGGTCTTCCCCGCCAACTTCCTACCCAACGCGAGTGGGATGACGGGGACTGAAACAGGCTTCCGCTGATTTCGATACTTGGATCGCGATTGGGACCGGTTTGGGGCCATGGCCCAACTATAGGGCAAACAACGCTCCCAATCAACAGATAATTGGGGCAAACATATCTCTAGCAGCAAAACGACATCGGTGTAAGCCTTGCCGCTGGACGTGGGCAGATTGAGATGTTTGCCGTGATGGGCTGTTGTTTGCCTAAAAAATTGGGCATTGTTAGCCCTATGGACTTGGAGCGCTTCGGCCGGATCGTCCTCAGTCGTCGCATCGAACTAGGGCTGACACAGGAGGAAGTGGAGAGAAATGGAGGACCGACCGACACGACCCTCGGCAAGATCGAGAACGGTGAGTGGACTCCCGGAAATCGGAAGACCACTCTCCGAAAGCTCGATGTCGGGTTGCGCTGGCGCGACGGATCGGCTCAGCGCACCCTGGCCGGGGGGCACCCGGAGAATCTCACGGACGTGCCGCCACGGCCATCGCATGTCGAACCGGCCCCCGAAGACGATCCTGTTGTGAGACTGGTTGACATCGTCAACGCGAACTGGCTGAGGGCCGAAGCCGTAGTCAATCAAGCGATGGAATTGGACTTACCCGAATCGTTTCTGCATCGGATCCGAAGCTTGGTACGAGGGTTTGGGGCATACCTGGCCGAGGAGATAACCGGCCTGGCGGCACCCCGCGCCGAACGCGACGAAGCGATGGCCGAACTGTTTCGCAGGAGAGATCGAGCCGACCAACTGCTACGACAGAAGGAAGAACACAATGCCAACATTCATGATCGTGATCAAACCCCGTCGTCGGGAACACCGCCGGAAGGCAACCAAATCCAGGAGGTAGGCGACGATCAGGACGATGCGGAGGCGTCCAGGCGCCCATCGAGCAGCCGCCACCCGCCGTCAGGGGATCGGGCGCACCCGTCGCCGCCGTCCGACGATGCGAGCCAGTCCGTGGCACGCATTCGCTCCCATATTTCGCGCGCGACGGATGCGCACAAGATCCGCGAGGACTAGCGACGCCTCTGGGAACGTCCAGGTTTCGGGGGCAATAATGTCCATCTCTTCGGCGATACGCCGGAGGACGCGGCACAATTCATCGTCAAACACGTTGCGTTCCTGGGATTTCAAAGGAAAAGCGGCCACCCCTCGTGACCGCTGAACACACGTTAAACCTGCTGTCCCAACTTTGGGAGACTGTTCCCAAAGAATTTGGCGTTTCGCAACACTTCACACATGCAATGCCACAGCAACCCCACAGCAAACGGTCAGTTGATTCGCGCAAATGTCAAGTGCGGCATAACATTCCCGCAGATGGGACTCACCCGTCGGTATATCGATGAGAGGACGCCGCTATGCGAGCGCTCAGCCTGTGCGTAGCAGTCGCAGCAATGACAATCGCCGCCGCCGCACCGGCGCATGCTGACACCGCCGACATCGTGTTTGTTGATGCGATGAATCAACACGGCCTCGGATGCGGCCAAGGCGCGATCAAATGCGACGACGACTCAACCCTGACGCACGTCGGGAGGTCCATCTGCTACGACATCGATGTCAACGGTGACAGCCCCGTCGAGGCTGCGCAGAAGCTCAAGGGCATCGCAGGTGACTACATCAGCGTCATACAGGCATATGAGGCGGTCGGCATCGCCATTGGGGCGTACTGCTCGTGGGACCAGTCCAAGATTCCATCGGCCGGCTAAGCCATCAGTTCGGCCAGGGTACCCATCGCTTCCATGTGCCGGGTCCGGTCGGCGTGCGCGTAGTTCCGCTGTGCGTCCACCGATGCGTGGCCCAGGATCTCCATGCGCGTCTGCTCGTCGACGCCGGCCGCGCGCAGCAGCGTCGCCGTGGTGTGCCGTGAGTTGTGCGGCGGCAGTGACTCAGTCGGTCCGATGACACCGGCGGCGCGAAATACGTTGCGCCATATGTCGTAATCGTCGCGCGGGTCGATCGGCTTGCCGTTGCGGTGCCACACCAGATCATGCGGGTTGGGTCCCGACTTGGCGAGCAGTTGTTGTATCGCGACGTGCAGCGGCGGGATCGCCGGGACCACACGGTAACCGGCCTCGGTCTTCGGCCGGGTGAACAACAACGAGCCCTCGCACACCTCGTATTCGAAGTGCGCGGGCAGGTCCCAGCGTCGCTGCGGGCACGCCCACGCTCGAGTCTTGCCGCACGGCCAGTAGGGCGGCTTGGTCGGCTTGCGATCGGATCGACTCAGCGGCGACGGCTCGGCCAGGGGCTCGCCGCAGCCGTGATCCTGCGTGAGCGACTGGAGTTGCCACGCGAACGTCAGCAGCGGCTTTGCCGGGTTGTCGACGTATGGGCGCCGCAGGCCGAGCAACTCCCCGCGGCGCGCACCGGTCAGGAACCCGGCCGCGATGCGGGTGGCGTCGACCTCGTCGCACGTCTTGAATGCGGTGGCGATGATGTGCTTGGCGACGTCGGCCTCGAACCCGTCGCGCTTTTTCTTCAGGTAGACCGGTTTGTCGACGAGTTCGGCGACGTTGCGCACCGCGACACCTTCGCGCACAGCGTCCTTGAGCGCCTTCTGGAGAATGACGTGCGCGAGCTCGGCGGTACGGCGCGGACCGATCGCGGCGTGTAGGTCGCGCACGTGCTGAGGGGTGAGCTTGTCGATCCGCTTGTTGCCGATCGCCGGGGTGATGTGGTTGCGGATGCAGCCCCGGTAGTCGTCGAGGACGCCCGGCCGCACCTTGCGCTTGGCGTGAATGTTCTCGATCCAGTGATCCAGCCACTTCGCCAGAGTGGTGGTCGCCGTGGTGGCAATGCGGCCCTCGTCGACGTCCTTGCGGAGCTGCTGCAGTTTCTTGAGCGCGGTGTTGCGGTCGACCGACGACACCCACTTGTAGCGGCGTTTGCCATCCTTCATCGGGAGTTCCACGCGGCCCATCCACTTGCCGTCGCCACGCTGGAAGAACGCGCCGTCGCCACGCGTCCGGCGGGTGCCTGCCTTCGCCATATTTGGTAGACCACCTAACTAACTCGAGTTCACCCTATGGGTTAACCCTAAGGTGTTGATCAATACCGATCAATATTGGCAATCCGTCGGCTCTACCAGGGAGTTTGACGAGCTTATGCCTGGTGTGCAGCGTACCACCCAGTGACTCTTAATCAGCGGGTCCGGGGTTCGAAACCCTGACGGCGCACAACGAAAAGCCCCAGTGACCCTGGGGCTTTTTTCGTTTGCGGACATCAGCCGGCCTGATAGCGCTCTCCGATACTCTGCTCGGCTTCCTCCAGCAGCATTTCCACAGCGCCTGCGAGATGGGCTGCGGCATAGCCGCGGTCGCGGTACTGCTCACTCTTGAACCGGTTGAGCTCTCGGCGTAGCTCGTTAAGGGTTTCGTCACTCACGTGAGCCAT